ACCACGGCGCAAAGAAATAGCGCCTTGACCTGTACTGCTTCCGGCAACTCCTTGAATTTGAAGCAGCGAATCACTAGCGCTCGAAGACGTGCCAACTAACAGGCGTCCCGAGCTGTCGATGCGGGCGCGTTCAGATCCGCCACCAGTTGCAAACAAAAGATCGCTTTGCGTCCTGACTGTACCTTGAGTCGAAGTGCCAGAAGATAAAGTTGCTGCGCTACCGATATAAATAACGTTAGTGCCGGAAGATTGCACTGACAAATAACCGCCATTTACATTGCTCGAATTAAATCTTGCAAGTTCTTGTCCAGTAGTTTCGCAATGTAGTAAAGCCTGAGGCCCAGTAACGCCAATCCCTAAACGCCCTGAGGAATCAATGTTGACAACCGGCGCTCCGTCTCCTTTTTGCCATTCAAACGATGTCGCTCTATACGCTGCCGAGACATTTGCAGACCCAGCATCATTAAGGTAGTTAATTCGCAGCGAACTTGAGCTTTGCTGAAAAAGAGCGTTATAGCCGGCGGCTGGCTTGATGTTTGTTTGTCCATTTACATCAAGCGTATAACCAGGGCTACTAGTCCCCAGACCTACCCGACCACTGGAGTCAACAAACAGCCTTCCAGTGCCATTAGTTGAGATGGCTACTTGGTCGGCACCAGGAGAAAATAATCCAGAATTTGGGTCAGACGTAAAACTAATCGAAGGGTTGGTCGCACTACCCGCCGCAAATACACCTGAAGTAAGCGTTACTGTTCCGCCGGTAACCGTTGTAAAGTTACCAACGTTACCCGTAACAGTAGTACCGGAAACGGTAACAAAGTTAGCTGTAGTACCTGTGACCGTGGTACCAGTGATGGTGGTAAACCCTGCAGTTCCACCAGTTACTGTTGTAAATTGAGCGGTAGTTCCAGTAACAGTAGTTCCCGTAACAGTGGTAAACCCTGCCGCGTTACCAGTGATGGTGCCAAATTGGCCAGCCGTGCCAGTAACTGTAGCTCCAGAAACAAGCGTTCCTCCACGGATTACATCACCAGAAATAGTTCCAGTTGCAGTAATGTTTCCAGAAATAGAAGCAACAACACCGGAAACAGAAATAGTTTGATCTACGCCTGCATTGGTAAATGTAATTTCATCTACCTTGATTTGACCGTACGGCATTTGTCTCTATAAAATCTTTCTTTAATTGTAACTCAGGGCAAGATAATTAACGGACCTTGAATTATAAATCCACTGGTACTGCCAGAAACAACTCCTGAACATACAATTGCCGCCGTAGCGCCAGAAGGAGTCGTGATATGAAGCGTATTTCCAGTGATATTTGTAAATAACCCTGTGTTACCAGTAACTGTCGTACCAGATACAGTAACAAAGTTTGCGGTAGTTCCAGTTACGGTAGTACCTGTAACAGTAGTAAATCCTGCTGTACCGCCAGTGATAGAAGTGAATTGAGCAGTTGTACCTGTAAACGTTTGACCCGAAACAGTTCCTGTAACACTTAAGCCAGAACTAATGTAACCAGAACCAAGAGTAAACGTATCCCCAGAGAAAGTGAGGTTACCGCCAAATGCTTGGTTAACAGCAGTTAAGAATTCAAAGAAACCAGACGTTGCGTTAACAACATTACCTGTAATGGTTGCACCAGAAACTTGTGCAGTGAACACTCCGGAAACTCCGGATAGTTGCGTAAAACTTCCAACGTTTCCTGTAACAGTTGTACCAGAAACTTGCGTTGTGAAAACACCAGAAACAAAATTAGCCGTTGTCCCGGTAACAGTTGCACCTGTGACCGTGGTGAAACCTGCTCCGTTACCCGTAATATTCGTGAACTGACCCGTATTGCCAGTAATAGTTGCACCAGAGATTTGGTCTGTAAAAACACCACTGATTCCAGTGACGGTACTAAAGCGTCCAGTATTACCAGTAACGGTAGTTCCGCTGAGATTTACAAAGTTACCAGAAGTAAAGTTTGCAGTTGTACCAGTGATAGTGGTTCCACTTAAGGTGCCAGTGATCGTGACGCCAGAAGTAAAGAACCCTGAGCCAAGAACCGAAAGATTTCCGGAGACAGTTAAGTTGTTTTGAACTGTGTGCCCACTAGTAATAAGTGTTCCAAATGTACCTGTAGTTGCATTGACATTGATTCCGGTAACGGTTGCACCAGAGACTTGACTGGTGAAAACACCAGAAATACCAGTGACGGTAGAAGCAAAAACCGTATTCCCAGTGATGGTTGCGCCAGAGATGCGATCAGTGAATACGCCAGAGACACCCGTGATATTTGCAAATTGACCAGTGTTTCCAGTAATGGTTGCACCGGAAATGCGATCAGTAAAAACTCCGGATACACCAGTAATGTTTGAAAACTGTCCCGTGTTTCCGGTAATGGTTTGACCTGACAGAAGCGAGGTGAAAACCCCAGTCGCGCCTGTGACACTTGTGAAATTGGCCGTATTTCCTGTTACTGTCGCACCAGAGACCTGTCCAGTAAAGACACCGGAAGAAAAGTTGGCAGTCGTACCAGTGATCGTGGTACCTGTCAAAGTGCCAGTAACCGTCACTCCAGAGGAGAAGAACGAATTACCAAGTGCAGACAGGGTGCCGGAGACGGTCAGATCTCCTTGAATGTTGTGTCCACTGGCGGTCAGATTTTGGAACGTTGCGTTTGTTGCATTTACTGTCGTACCAGTAATCGTAACGCCGCTTAGAGTTCCACTTACGTTAAGAGTTGTTTGAACGTAAACACCACTAAAGTTGGCAACACCAGTAGAAGTGACAGTGTTGAGAGTGGTAAGACCAGTAACCGTTAATGGTGCGTTGATTGTGAGCGGACCAGTCATGGTCCCGCCACTAAGCGTTAAATATTTTGTGTTAAGGTAATTACTAAATTCTGAAAGAGTAATTTTCTTATTCTTTAACGTCGGGTCAACCTCAAACACCCGAACGAGAGTGAGCAGATCTAACTCGCTTAAATCTGCTCCTACAATTGAGGGCAGCTCAGTAATTCTCCTGTTTGCCACTTATAAAAATACGAAGCCTTATAAGTGATTATAGGAGGTCTAACCTCTTACTTTACTCGTACTTCAATTCGTGGTAAGTTTTGTGATGCAAAGTTCCAGGCTGCTGGCACACCGTAAACCAAGCCACAGGATACTGCGAAAATAACCAGAAGTTCAGCAATTGTCAGGTTACGGCGAACGTAAACAACTTTAGTTGGAATTTGCAGTGGTTGATTAATTTCATATGTAACTTTTGGCTTTTGTTCCTGGGCTTGCTGTTGAGCGTAGTATTGTGCTACAGCCAGCTCACGAGCTTGTTGCTTCATGCGCTCCAGGTCTTCAGGAGTAATCTGACTAGGAACTGGAATTTGTGACTGCGGCGGCTCTTGACTATTGGTAGGAGCGGAAAAAAGATCTTCCATAAAACAAGCAGATTATCTGTAAAAAGACTAGCATTTAATCAGATTGATTGTTGGTATGACACACGGTTTACGGAAGGGTCTTGAAGACATTGCCCATGAGTTGCAAAGTATTAAACATATTCTTGCAGCGATGTGGCATGCACGGTACCAAAACGGAGAAACTGATCGGATAAGTCCTGAAGTTTACGCAGATGAGTATATTTCTACTGAGGAGTGCGCCCGTCGCCTGGGGATCTCAGATCAAACGATTCGCAATTGGATTCTCGCTGGCAAGAAAAATCCAGAAAAAGGCTGGATCTACGGCGTTCACTACATAAATATTGAAGCTACCCAGGGACGTAAACAAACGATCCGTATTCCTTGGAATCGATTGATCCAAACATTTATTCGAGATACAAAACCAAGTTATTTAACTTTTTCTGGCAGTGGTGGCAACACTTTATACGATACTTACGCTCGAGACCGGAAAGACGATCACATCCCAGACCCTACAGTACCTAAAACCCCAGATTTTGATGAAGATTTGGATGAGGAGGGTTGATGAAGAACCGTTTTACCGACCTAGAACTTGGTATTGTAACCTTAAAAAATTATAAAGAAACGTTACCGGAGTCTCTTGCGGTTCAAGTTGAGATGTTTCTGCCCCCATCCGGCTCTTTTGATGACCCGACCTTGCGTAGATACCTAGAAAACTTAAAAAACTATGAAGAAGAGGACCCAAGTTTTGCAATGACCCTGGCAAACAGGTTGCGAATGGCGTTCCAAGACATGACACCCGATACGATCTGTGGAAAATTCCCTAATGCAGACCTTCCCTTAAAAAGAAGACTCCGTTGTGTGGCTGAATATCTTATCAGAGCCGGAGAATTTGACAAAATGAGGGATGAAAACGGTAAATTATTAAAGAAACGCGGTGTTCTTGGTAAGTTGGTCGTTATTTACCAGCCGTTACCCAAGATGCGTGATACACTTATTCGTCAGGGATTGGTAAAAAAATGAATCGACGTGAAAAATTAATTGCTTCAGTGATCGGACCAGAGCTGGAAGAAGATAAAGCAAAGATGTTGGATGCAACACTCCGTTTAATCCTTGGAGACATGGGCGGAATGTTCACAAAGTTTTGGGAAGCCGAAGGTCCTGGGGTTATGTGCTTCCAACCCCAGCAAGTAGAGCGTTCGATGTTTTACTTGACACTTAAAGAACTGCACGCTGCACAAGAAGAGTGTGAACGTGACAATAACGGTGATCTGGCGGAAACTTTTAGACGGATTCTTAACGCTGCACAGAAGATTAATCCAGAAGAAAAAGCTGGTTATGTCTTAAATGATCAAGATGGTATTCGCTATTTGGAAATAGCGAATGACCAGACAAAAGATGTGATGATCAAAGACTGATGCCTGCTTTTCTTGGTAACAAAAAAGTTGAAAACTACGAGTGGATCAGTAATCGTGACATGATTGATTCCGCTCATTTGCTGATGGGCGGTATTGATCTGGATCCAGCTAGCTCAGCAAAAGCTAACGAGTATGTCAACGCCAAGAAATTTTACACACCGAAGGAAGATGGTTTAAACGAGATGGAGTGGCATGGGAATGTGTATGTGTTCCCTCCACGCCATTCCTACTTTTGGCATGAGCAGTCCCAACGGTGGAAGATGACCAGGGGTTTGTCTCCAACGTTGACTTCTGCTTATGCACTTTGGTGGCGCACTTTAAAAAGAAAGTGGGTCTCTGGTGAGATCGAACAGGGTGTGTATTTTGCCAATGCACCTGACATGTTTCTGTACTGTCAAGATATTTTCGATCATCCAATCTGTATCTTGAAGACGAGACCTATGCTGCATCAGCATTTTATTAACACAGGTGAGATCAAGGTTCGGAATACGTGCGCTTCTTTTGTTGTATTTCTTCAACCCAAAACAAATGTGACGGAAGCTACCGAACACTTTGTTGAGATTTACAGCCCCAAAGGCCGCGTTCTTGTCTGAGTGAGCTACACTTTGAAAGCTTAGTTGACGTTATGAGCATTCTTTCGGACAAAGAAATCAAGCAACTCGCCCTTGAAGAGGGCATGATTCAGCCGTTCCAAGACCGGTTGATTAGTGAACAAAATGGTCGCCGTTTGTTGAGCTACGGGTTGAGTTCGTATGGATATGATATCCGCCTCTCACCCAAACAATGCTTGATCTTTGGTCGCACTCAAGCAGGCGACTGTGATCCTAAAGCATTCGATGCAGATATTCTTAAACCAGCCGAGTTGTTGGAAGACGAGAAGGGTCAATACTTTTTACTTCCTCCTTTTGGTTACTGCCTGGGTGTTGCAGAAGAGTATTTAGATCTTCCCAAAGATGTGACTGTAGTTGCTGTGGGGAAAAGTACGTATGCCCGATCGGGGATTATGGCAAATATTACTCCAGCGGAAGCACGGTGGAAGGGACACTTAACTCTTGAGATTAGTAACTGCACTGCACTCTTTAACCGCATTTATGCAAACGAGGGCATTTGCCAGTTGCTGTTCTTCCGTGGTAACGAGTGTGAAACTGATTACCAAATGAGGAAAGGTAAGTATCAGGACCAAAAGAAAGAGGTTGTATTCAGTCAGGTTTAACTGAAGCCTCTAAAGGTACCAGAAAATGGTTGGGGCTTCCGTGCGTAACTGACACCGCCTGCTTTACCACCGGAGTCCCCCTGGCTGGGAAGAACTACACCATCGATATTTGCTTCGTTCCTGGGGGTTCTACCACGGATCTGTGGTTCATCAATCGAAGCCCTTTGTTTGTATGCACCAGCGGTTTTAGCTGCTGCCATGTACTTGGCTACTCGATCTTGTTGCCTGATATTTCGTACGTCTGTTTCGTCGGCAATCTCTCGTTCTGTTTCGTCTAACCGACGGATGTCAGTGTCATATGCCTGTTCAGGATTAAGATCTGTTACCTCAGCTCCAGAGGTACCAGACTGATTCCTGGGATCGTATGTAGGGTCTAAAAATCTTGCCATGTTATTATTTTACTTGAAGGAATTCAGGCCAAGATATAACAATGATGCACGCTGCGTCATCTATGAGCGACTTCTTAGATAACTTCATTGTTACGAATGATGAAGTAAAAAACAGGTGTTTAAGCCTGATGGATTTTGGTCAGGAACTAGACAACGAAACCAACGACGTTCCGCTTCAAGACCTTTATAATCGGGGTTTAGTGCTCACCCAAGAAGGGCGTGAGCGCCAAAACCTACAAATTGAAGGAGGAGAACGATGCGGTCTGACGGGATATATTCCGAGTATGGAAGAAGGGATGAAGATGGGCGCCAATCCGAAGCCCAGGTCTTTAGTCTTGGAACTGGAGGGGATGCCGGAGGACGAAATCGAGATGTCGAAGAAACGCCGTGGTTTGAGCCGGTAGATTCTGAAGACGGGTGCAAGGACGGTTTTTGTCCAATGCCTACCCCAAAACTGATTGTTGCTAAACCAGCGGTCGACATGGTGAATCACCCACCCCACTATGTCAACGATAGAAAGGCAATTGAAACAATCGATAAGATTGAGGATGCAGTTCAGTTTGCACCTGATGCGGTTCTTGGCGGCCTCCAGTGGCAAGTAATTAAATACATTGACAGGATGTGGGATAAAGAAGATCCCAAGAAAGATGCGAAGAAAGCAATGTGGTATTTAAATCGTCTTATTCAAAAATTAGAAGAATGAAAATATGCAGAAAAAGAAATCATGAGTATTCCGATTGTTTAAGTACCTGCCCTGAATGCAGAAAACTTTCTAAACAAGCCTGGAGCAACAAAAATAAAGAAAAAGTAAGAGCTAGTTACAAAAAATACTATAAAAAAAATAAAGACATAAAAAACAAAAAAAGAAAAGAACATTATTTAAAAAATAAAGAAATTACATTAAAAAAATGTAAGGAGTATCGCTCTAAAAACAGATTTAAATGTATTGCTTTTTCTCGTTTTTATCAACAGTTAAAAAGAAAAGCCGTGCCTTCTTGGGCAGATGCTAAAAAAATACAGTGGTTTTATAAAGAAGCTAATCGACTTACAAAAGAAACCGGAATAACCCATCATGTAGATCATATATATCCACTACAATCAAAATATATGTGTGGATTACACGTAGAAACTAATTTACAGATTTTGACACAAAAAGAAAATTTATCAAAAGGGAACCGATGGTGGCCAGGACAACTTGATTGTCAAAAAACTGAGAACTCACGATCATCGTCATCATCATCCTCATCTTCGTCTTCATTTGATTGACACATCATCGCAAGCTCAACTAATTCAAGTTGCGTTGGATGATCAAATTCCAATTCAATATTTTCGTCCGCAAGAAGGTCTTTAATTGCTGCCCACTCAATCAAACGCCGCTGGTACAAATTGAGCAGGGCTGTATATAGGCCATCCCAAGTCATCTCTTGTGCTTCAAGCTCTGCTTTGCGCATAGCAAATTGCAGTTGCAGAGGGAGTTCTAACTCGCGGGGACGAACAGCGTCTTCCATCTTGTTTGCTTTATCTTCAAATATTCTAATCCCACGAGTCAAATGATGATCCTTTCCAGTCATGCTCCTGGCCAAAATCAAAAATGACTTCTAGGTCAAACTGGTTTGCAAACTCAGCCAGAGTATAGGGATTGATCTTTTGTTCCAGGGTTTCAATTGATCTGATCTGGTGCTCAGCTCCACCGTAATTGGAGAACGCACGCAGGAGAATACCTCCAGTTGGCGACAAGGAAGAGCGTATTTCCGATAGAAAAAGTGAAGATTCTTCTCTGCGTCGATCAAGGAGTCCGCCTACTACCCTGTAATAATGATCGAAGACCCAACGGGTGATTTGTTCTGCTGCACCACGCCAATCCTCAATCTCCACTGCATCAATGATGGGACTGTAAAGAAAAGGCTCCCAACCAACGGAATGAATAAAAGAAATTAACGCATTAACCATTGAGTCATCAAGACCTAAGTTAAGACGCATCAATTCTTCGTTAATAACTTCTACTTCGTGGTTCAAATATTCCAGTGCTTTACGTTCTGTACAGCAATGCCCTTGACGCACTGGAGCGCCATCAGGATAATATTGTGTTCCAAACCCTAACGTATAAGGAGTTGTTCCAGTGCACGGATCTGGGTAAGCTTTTTCGCTAAACCCCTCATATTTTTTAATTAGTTTAATTGCCCGCGAAAAATCGGACATGAGAAATAGTTCAGCTATTCCCCATAATAGTCTTAATTAAAACTAACTGTTAGCCTTTACCTTGTCCACGAGACTTCTTACGTCCATGAGAAGGTTTGGAGTTTTGTCCTTGTCCTTGTTTTGTTAACTTAGGACGAGACTCTTTTTTGGTTGACGTGTTGCCTTTTACTTTTCCCATCTTAACTACCACTTAACTTTGTGAGACCAATATCTTGCCGACATGATGTCTGGCTTTGCGTCTTGAGCGTTATGTCGTGCATAATAAGATTTACGCCTAGCTTTATCTTTTTCAGTTGTAGGGTTTTTACCTGCGCCTTTTACACCTTGCTGGCCAAAACGAATAATTTTTTCTTCTCCATCTTTACATGCTTTAACCACATGTGACTTGGTGGGATGGCCAGGAGTCTTCTTTGGCTTGTTACAAGCCATGTCATCTTTCGCTAGCTTAGCTGCTTTTGCTGCTTTCTTACGTTTATCTGACATCAACTAAGCCCTTTAAACATAGATGTGAATTCGTTTAAGAACCCCTGACCAGCTTTTGATTTGGTCGGTAATTTCTCATCTTCATCAATTGTAAAATAACTAGACCTTGTTGGTTCTTCCTCTTCTTCTCCTTCACCAAAGAAACTTTCAATTGTACCAAGGGAGGCAAACGGGTCAGAAAAGTTAAGCCCAGTTGTCTTCAATGCTTCGTTAGTTCCTGCTTTAGTGAGAGCAGCTTGTTCAGATCGATCGAGATCCGGAAAAAAGTTCTCATAAAACTCATCTTCTGTACCCTGAAAACCAGCAGATTGAAATGTTTTATATAGTTCAGTTTGGCCTTTAATAGTATCTTTGGGTTTATAATCTTCTTCTCTTTGGATGTAACTAACACCTAATACTTCTTGTGTTGGTTTCTCTCTTTTCTCGTTTAGGTACTTAATTTGTTCTCTGATTTCTTGTGCCGAACCAGTTCTAACAGCTTCTGTAATGTAATTTTTTAACTCTTCAATAGTTCCACCAAAACTTTCAAGTCCGTATTTCTCTAGTACTTCATTCCAAGTTTGCTTATCTTCTGGATTCAATCCTTTTAACATTTCATCAGCAAATTCTTCTGGCTTCAAGAACTGACCAAAAACTGTTCCTTGAGCAAGAGCTTCTTCGTTAAGAGCTGGAAGGATTTGATTGTAGATATAATCACTCACTTTAGATGCGTTTAAAATATCATCGGCCGGATCGTAACCTTGCCCTTGGCCTTTAACCTGGAAGTGCATCCTGGCAAAAGCATCTTTGTCATTGATGTTCACGCCAAAGCGATATGCTTGTGAGGTCCAGTAAGGATCTCCATTTTTAGCTGCTTCCCAATCAGCACTTACTGTGGATGCTTGCTTTGCATAGGCTTCAGTTCTTGCCTTGTCTCCCGATGGGTTAAAGTAAAACTCTGCGTTAAAGTAACGTTCAGGAGTTTTACGAAGCTCTTCAATATATTCATTAGCCCTTAAATCAGCAACTAATTTTACAGCGTTAAGAATATCTTGAGTTTGGAATGGGTTTTGTTCTGACTGGCGAACGTCGAGATACTCAACAAATTCATTCATTGATTTGGATTCGTTGAAGCGAGGCATCAAATATTGATCAATAAAGTCACGCGCAAATTGACCTTGAATCTTTACTCGTTCTTCTGCTTGCTCTTTTGTAAGTCCCAGCTCTAGGTCTTCTTGGTATTTGGTTTTAAGTGTGTTATCAAACCATTGCTGCCAGTTATAAGTTACTTCATTGTTAATACCAGTAATTCCACGTAAAGATTTTTCTAGAGACTTTTGTGCTTTATCGCCACCCATAAATGAAAGTACACCGCCGACCCCAGAATCACCAAGAATTGAATTAGTTAAATCTTTGTTGATACCAGTAATTTCACCAAAAGAATCAAAGCCGCTAAAGATGGCAAGTTCTTGCTCCATCCCTTTAGCTTTTTTCATTTGCTCAATTGTTTGTTTTAAAACATCTTGGGTCAATGCACCAAAACGCTTAACGTCCACAATTGCTTTCTCACCGACAGCAGCGTTGAGTGCGTCTTCTAGTTCTGTAATTCCGTAATCAGCATTGATATTGTATTTAAACGCAATTTCTTTATCTTCCGGTCGGTCAGACATTCGGAAGAGTACGGCAAATTCATCTGGCTTGTTAAGGTCCAAGAAAAATTCTTTTCCTTTTGATTTCCAATATGTGTCACCTGCTTTAGCAGCTTCCCAGGCTGCGGCAACTTCTGGTACCCTTAAAAGACGTTCTGTTTGAGTATCTGTGTTGACACCAAGCTGAATCGTACGCGCTTGTTGTAACTCAATATCAGTCGGTTTACGTTCAACATATTGTTTTGCAGCGGCAAGTTCTTCTGCTTTGTTGCCACGGGCACCTGCTGGCTTACCTTGTGTTGTGTAATGGTTTAAATAAAAACCATTCTCGCCATACCGTTGAGTAATATCAATATCATCATTGGCAACAGCAGATTGCCATTGTTGAGCAGCAACTGGATTTTGCGCTTTGTAATAAGCAGCATCAAAGACACCGTAAGGAGGTTTAGCTCCAAGATTTGAATCCCATGTTTGTAATTTATTTTGAGTGTAAAAAGTTTTATAGTCATATAACATTGTGTTTTTAATTGAGTCCGCTTCTGCTTTGGAAAAACCCGCAGCCTCAAGACCTAGATCTTTATTTTTTAAGATATCTCTTTGTTTAACGTAATCTCCTCCTGCAGTGCTGGCCTTTACTTGAGCAAATAAATCATCTGCTTTGTTTCGTGTGTCTGCTTTTGCGGTGTCTTGATTATATTCTTTTAGTTGTTTTTCGTAATTAGCTTTATCCTGATTGAAAATGTTATTTAAATCCTCGTATACACGAGGATCCATCATTGCAGCCCACCCTCTTTGTATATTTTGATATGCTTGTTGATAAAACCTTCCTTGACCAGATGCTCTACCAGTATTGTTCCAGTACCAATTATGGTCTGGAGCAGATGGCATTTCTGCTGGTTTTTGTTTATCTGTTTTCCACCTGCCTGTTGCAGGATCTTTGGTTAACGCCACATTAAACCGCCATCTGTAATGCTTCTAGTTGACAAGAAAAAATGTCAATAATTTCTTGCGACATCCAAGAACTAATTCTTTCCATCCTAGCTTGAGTAAAGAAATCCTGTTGTCTGTACCAGGTCTCTACTTCAGTGCTTCCCTTGTTACTGTTACAGCGACGACAAGCAGGAATCAAATTGTTCCTGTTGCTGGAACCTGATTTAAACCTCGGGACAATGTGATCCAGGCTTGTTGCTACGTCTTCGCAATAGCCACATTTATAATCCCAGGATTTATAAATATCGTCTCTAAATCGTTTTTTTGCTAACCTTGGAGTTACTTCGATCAGTAGGGCGAGTGGTGCGTTCTCGTCACTGAACATACTCTTTAGTTGCCGTTAACTTATTTTAAGATCGCTAAGCCAAAGCTCAAAGTTTAAGATTTGCTAAAAATCCTTGACCTACATGGGTTTGTCGGTAGTGTATATCTGAACACTCCCTGTTCTTTATGTCAGCTTCTACCGGCTGGGTCACAGCCAACAAAGCGTGCGAGCTTCTTGGGCTCGACAAAAAACAACTGTTTAAGATGCGAGATAACGGCACCCTAAAACTGGGACCTCACTTCGCAGCCTTTAAGGATACGTTCTCACGAGACTCGTATCGTTGGAATGTGACTAGCGTCAGGAAAGCACTGCGTAAGCAGGGGATTGAATTTGCCGATCCACTTTCTTTGGCTGGTAAAAGTCCTTCCTGATTCGATAAGAAAGGATTAGATCGGTCAAGTTCAAAGTAATTACTTTGTTTTTAATACCGACTTCAAGTTTTTCTTGAATCTCTTTAAAGCAGTTCTCAAGTTTTGAGGGCTGCTTTTCTTTTAGTTGAAAAAGAAGAACCCACTGTGGATGCATGGGGCGAACTTTTTTCTTTTTTGAAATGATGTTAATTGTGTTGTCAGTGTTCCAGGTAAATCCTTTTAACTCTTTAGGGTGTACACCGTAAGTGGCAAGCATACCATAAAGCCACGCCGCTTGTCCAAAAGACTTCTTGTAAAGAAGCTGGAAGTAATCGTCAACAATCGCCTGGTCAGACGGAGGGGGATGTAAGTGCTTCATGGGTTGGTGCGTATGAGCTAACCAAACCTTAGACCTTACTTAGCCCAGGGACGCGTTGGTGGACAAATCTTTTTGAGTCTTAATAGACTCAACATTAGTATACATTATGTAAGTCTTCCTTAAAGCATTGTAAAGTTATTGATCGTAATCTTATCTGTTGCAATATTAAATATTTTTTGCAGCATTGGATAAATCATTGGTGATTGACAATTATACGGAGGAACATCCATGACTGCCAATGCGCGTTTAGTTTCTTGCAATGTGCGTGCCTTTGTTAATTCTTCTTCTGTTTGTTTGACTAATCTTTGTTCCCATTTGACCATACCATCTGGCCCTACAGGGAAATCAGATGGTTCGGGAGGAAACACTCGATCTCTAAACCTAAGTGCATAAATGTGTTTGCAGTATCGAAGCTCATCTAAAAGTGGCGTCCAGTTATCACTGATTGTCAGAATAATATCTTGTGGAACAACACTTGAATCCGTCTCAAATATTGCAGAGCTGTAGTCGTCGTATCCAGGCATACCTTCTGCCTGTGAGCCAACAGTAGCAATATTACTTGTACTTCTTGTGTAGATCATACCAAAGTCTCGATACACTCCAGGGTTATCACGCGTTGCTTTTGTATCTGTATTCGATTCACTTACGGTGTAATCCAACTCAAAACCCTGTGGCGCATACGTTTCAAGTACTCTGTTGACATCAGGTCGTGTCATCGCCCTGTTATCAAGCTTCCCATCAGTTCTAATCTCTTCAAATCGACCAGGCTTAACTGAAGCCCTGGAGCTTCGAGGAAATTGACGTTGATTATTTTTTCCGCCATTCGAAATAAAAGAGTAATCTCGATGTGTGAAGTCTTGGCAGGTACACGAATACCTAGATCCTGTTACCAGGTACCTGCCAACTTCAAACCCTTGTGGTGACGGTGTGGTAAATATTGCATCAGGAGTGACATATACGGAACCTGCTTTTTTGAATGTAAGTACTCCTGTGTTTTGGTTTATGTTGACAACAACTGCTTGGACATAACCATAGCGTCTTTGATTCGCAGGGTTGATCGTCTCTTTATCAATAAGAGGACCACCGTCAACAACAATACGATCTTCAAATATTTCTGTATTAGCAGGCTTTAATCCGTTGGGTTGACCAGTAACAGTAATGTAAAACGGAGGTGGCAGTGGATTAGATGGGCTCCAGGATCCAGCTAACTTCACATACCAAAAGTTTGCATCTTCTGTAACAGATTCAACAAACAGTTTTTGGCTACTGACTGGATCTTGTACAGAGTCGGTACGAAAAGATCCTGCATAGCGCCAAATGGCCCAATGCATACCAAACTCTTTGTTGGTTGTAGGAAAACCTACGAATGCACCAGAGATTGTGACGGGTGGGTTACCAGAAGTGGTTGTATTAGGAACTGTGTAAGAGAAAGGGAACGTGTACTCACCATTATAAGTAAGAGACGTTGCCAGTTCGTAACCCTTTCTCCACCTGGTCCAGGCTGATTCCCTATTTGCAGAGTAGATTGAATCAGGGACGCTACCCCTAGAAAACTCTGTAGTAATTGGTTTAATTTTATTCGGCGTTAAAGATTTAACTTCTTGGAAGTTACCAAAGTTACTTCCAATTTTTTTAGCCATCTTTAAAAGAAACCACCTTGAGCAACGATGTGAGCACCGGGGGTATAACCAGAGATGTTGGGACCATCCGGGAAGACACCTACGTAAAGCCTGTCGCCCCGTTCCAGGTACACACCCTTGTTGCGCAGTGGAGCGGTCTCCCCGAGCCCTGTAGTGTTGCCTGCGGACATTGCTGGAGTGGCAATAATCGGCATCACATCAGAACAATCAACATCTTGCGTATTACCTGGGACAGTTTTAGCAAACACAACCTTGTAATCACCAGAAGCAGGAACTGGCTGGGTTGTACCACGGGTGTGGTAAAACACAAAGGTTACTGCTGGTTGATTACCGTAGTTAACACCGTTGTAAGTGAAACCATTAACCAATCCACCTGAGTAGTGAAGAGCTGTATTCACCCCTGTAAGAGTGGCCGCGCCAGTGTAAGTGTAATAACCAACCCCACTTCCAGCGCCACTACCAGTGAGTATACCTGTAGCAGTAATATTAACGATTTGTCCACTTACAAAAGAAACAATAGTACCAGAAGTAGAAGCACTTACCGTGTAATCAGGGTCACGGTAGAAATCATTACGGATAATTTTAACCGAGTCAACGATGCCACCACTGTTATTATCTTCGCTAAGCGTGGCGTCCATGTCCACAAGAATTGCCGGGACCTGACCACCCTGCACAAAGAGAGTGTTTGCAGTTGCATTACCAACAATCTGAGTAGTGACGCGTACCGAATCGTAAAGAGGACGGTCTACAAAAACGGGCTGCTTATTTGAGGAACTCGAGGACATTTACTTACTCAAACTTTTATTTTCAATTATAAACGAATTAAGCACCCATGTAAGATCTTAAGTTGCCAAAAGGTGTGTCTGGTAATTTAGGCATTAAAGCTTCTGGATTATCTTGAATAGCAAGGAACCTTTGGAATAATTCACTTTTATCCTCAGGTTCTCCTGCTGATTGAAATCTCCAGTTTCTTGCGGCACGTAGCTGCGTTAATTGTTGAGGCGTGTATGAACGCCCCAGGGCTTTTCTATAGTATTGTCCTGGAAGATAATCATCGCTGTAATCTAAATAGCTATCCATTACACTTGCTCCATCATTTCACGAGCTACATCTTCCAAATAAGAAGCTGCGAAGGTGCTTGGCTCAATACCTAAACCAGAATAATCAATCTGATTTAAATCAAGTAAAGAACTACGCCTGCGTTGAAGCTGTGGTAAAACACCCATTACACTTCGTAATAAACTAGATCCAAGCGCATTCCCCGTTTGTCTGGGTGCTGGAGAGCCTGCAAGAGGCGGAAGTGTTGGGGCAGAAGGAGTTGCGGATTGCATTCCCTGCTCAAAAAACTTTTGAATTTGTTCAGGTTTTTTAACAGGTTGGCCGTAATAACTTTTACCACTTGCAGTTGGGAATGACGCCCATTCAGGAGCAAGAGCGGCTTGAATTTGTGGTGTAAGCGTACCAGCTTTGGTAATAGCTGCAAGACCACCAATAGGATCTAATCTACTTTTAACCAGATCAAGCATTGCTAGGTTCTGGCTTTCTGGGGAAAAATCCCTTAAGCCCAATCTTTTTTGGGCACCAGCAAATGTTCCAGGTAAAAATTGATAAGCACCAGCCGCTGCGCTGGAATAACCACCAGGAGAGCTGATTACTTTATCTGGATGACGTGAAAAATCTTTAAACCTACCTCCGCCAAACATGACGTTGTAGCCAGGCTTTCCACCAAGAATTGTTCCTTCTGCTCCAGCAATGGCTTGCTGTAACCCAGAATACAATCCCGGATTAGCTTTCGCCCAGGCTTCAAGTTGTTGGCGCCTTGTAGACATTTCAGTTTTTGGCTTATTCTCCTACCCAATTTGAATCTGCCTTGAGACCGGGGACAAATACTGCTTGTAGAGCTACGATCAAACTCAGTTTCGCAGTAAGGCGACGGACAAAATTACGGCAGAGAATCATTAGGATAAAGCAGCTACACTGGCCCCCGGCGACTAAAAGTCTTGTGTCCAGTTGGTGGTCTTACCCACAGGTGTGGTGCCAAGTAACCCTAGTTTATCAAAGGGTTATTTTATGCGGCTTTCAAACGCTTTTTTGAGAAGCGCAAGCTGAGTTTGACTGAGCTCTTCTTGACTAAGAAACTTACGTGGATCGGTGAACATCTCTGTTGCACCGGGGATTGGGGTAGATTTAGCAAAGACTTCAGAAGCACCGAATTGAGGAACTGTTGGAGTTGGAATACCAGTAAGCGGAGTCTGGGTTTGGAAACCAGCCATTGCCCCTGGCACTTGATTCATTTTGTTGGCATACTGCATGTCACCAGTCTGTGCTTGGAATTGTCCCAGTGGACTTTGGGACATGACAGCAGAGGTGGCTTGTGTGTACCCAAGCTGACCTGGCTTCAGTTTCTGTGCTAACTGCGGGTTTGTAGTGGCCCAGATCTCAAGACCAATCTTTTCTTTATCTTCTGGACTAGCAGTGTTATATGCTTTTGTTAATTCAGCAACACGATACTTTTTAAACAGAGGATCTTGCTCTGTCATTTGAGTAACGCGTGAACGTTCTTGTTTTTCAGCGCGTTGAATTGGTGTGTCAATAGAAGCAAAGGTTGTTGATTGAGGAACGTAACTTGCCATATTTCCTCCACCAATACCTCCTCCTGCACTGGGACCAGCGGCAGCCCTGGCAGCAGCAGCTAAAGCAAGCTCTTGGCCGCGATAGTTTTTACCTAAGTTACTTACTTGAGTACCGCCATATTGAGGCGTGATTCCCGTGCGAGGAAGCAAACCCATCCGTCGCAATTGAGCGGTTAATCCGGTTGATGCACTAATTAAAGGTTCAGTAAAATCAAACATTACCGATAATTCTCCGCTAAGAAAATATTAGAGCCAACAGATACGTCAGCAGGTCCAGGCATGGCCTGAATGAATTCAGCACCTGAGCGTTCGTAACGATAACGAGCCTGGAAAGGATCCTTGTAGTTAGGAACGTAAAGAATGTGGGCAAGTCGATTTGTCTCATAAAGATAAATCTCATCCCAGGTCTTCAGTGCTTCTTTGGCATTACTAGATCGGATGGTACGATCCACGTCACCAGCAATGTTCTCAACTCTGGTTGAAGGTGTGGTTGCAACCTCAGTTTTCTTTTCAGCCGTATCGCAACGATCGATCTGAATGATAATTTTACTGTAAAAATATGAATCAGGTACCGTGTTCATAGCTTCTTCCAAACGGGCATAGTCACCTGCTGGAACAGAAACCACATAGTAACCTAGGTGATACCTGACTCTACTTTTATCAAAGTCACTGAGTTTCACAAACTACACCCATTTACTTAACATTATAAATTCAAACAATCAAGCAAACATTTGCATTGCTTGTTGTGGAGTAATAAACCCAGCTTGGGGCAAGTTAATTAAACTTTCCATTTCTTGTCTACGTTCTAAAGCTTGACCCAATGCACGTGACACAAGCATGTCTTTCAACGTTGGTTGTTTACCAACACCAAGAGCTTCTAGTAATTTATTAACACTATCTTCATTATTTGTTTGTGTATCACCAGGGAGTTGTGGAGCTTCTGGCGCAGCACCTAAAACGTTTACATCGCCTGCTTCTGGTCTATCAATATTACCGTGACCAACACGAGCAATAACTTTTCCACTGGGGTCTAAAGACTCAGAAAAATAACCATATCCTCCACCAGATCCCCTGCGTACTTTCCCACCTGCAACAGCAGGAATATAAATAGAAGCGTCTTCTACAGCTCCTTTATCAAATCTACTTTTTCCTTTAAAAGGAACATAGTAATCAAAAGATTGCCAACCAGGATGCCGACTATGACTATGTGCACCTGCAGCGCGTTCTAATAAATCTATTTTTTCATCAAGTTCTGCACTAGGATTCCAACGGCGACCTGAAACCGCTGGATTAGAAAATTCAATTTCTCTACCAATTGTTTGTTTTTGACGCGCTAAAGCATCAAACATTTTTACTCTTTCAGCAACTGGTAAAGAAGCTAATAGCTTTAAATCAATGTGATATTCAGTACCAGCTCCTCCTTTACCTTTTGGAGCCGTAAAGCCAGAACGTTCTGTTAAATATGACATTATTCTTTTCTTTTTATTTTAAAACTAAAAAACCCCTGATTACTCAGGGGCTTGTAATTGGAGATGTTAGTTATACACGTACCAGGTCTGCGGCGAATACAGAATCCCAATCAACTCTTTTGATTTGGCGTAACTGCTCGAGGTTGTTAAATCTTTCACCAGACAGGGACAACTGAAGGTCCTTGATTTCTCGAGCAGTCTTCAAACCAATTCCTTTGATATGGTCTGCAATCATCTGTGCAGTAGCACCGTTGATATTAAGACGTGTATCGGGGGGAAAATTGCGAGGTTCTTCGTTTGCCGCTTTATCTTTTACCTGCAAAGTCTTAACTTTTTTAGTTGCAGACTCGTCGGGTTCAAGTTCAGTTTTGTAAGCGGTGTAAAGGCGACCGTCCTGATCTTCGACCATGAACCAATCGCCTTCATCCCACTCACTAATGATTCGAACTCGAGCACCGGTTTTTTTATGACGATGCAGGAGCAGTTCTGCGGCAACAGACATAGGACCAAGAAAATACCTGGTCCTAGTTTAACTCAGTTACTCACAATACGGTTGACGAGATAGGCTTCGATATCGTTGTAACCAGGAGCTTCATCCGGTTGGATGTAGCAGACTTCAACCACGAAGTAACCAGTACGACCGGCAGCTTTGTCAGCGGCAGAAATGTACCAGCCAGGAGCCGTACCAGAGGTGGTGGTAGAAGCGGCGCGAGTGAAGACGCTGTAAGTAGCAGCAGCAGTGTGAGGCTTGTAGACGTTACCATCGGTAAGACCAACAGCACCGCTAACCACAGGCACAGGCACAGCAGAAACAGCAGCAGTACCAGCGGCAAAGAAGACTTCGCCTTCTTGACTACCGGAAACGGTGGACGACAGGTTGACCTGGGCCACACCTTCACCAGAAGCTGCGCTGGAAACAAGACCAGTAGCGAACGAGATCACGCGACCAGTGGTGGTATAAACACCGGAAGCAACGCGACCATCGCCCCAACCCGAAGCAACCGACATCGCAGTGCGATACACGTAGATGGGATAAGTGGAAGAACCACTGATCACCATACCGGTGATGTCAGTACGGGTGTCGTCTTGACGATAAGGGGAAGGAACAATAACGCTACCAGAAGCAACGGCGCCATCACCAGAGGTGTTGGTAACAGCAACGTAACCGCGCTGCTGGAAGTAACGATAGCCAGGGATAGCAAGAACCGAAGTAGGACCTGCTTCTGAACCGTCGTTAGTACCGCTGTAATCGGTATCAATATTCTTGTACCAACCGTTAAGAGGCTCTGCCCAGTTGCCGGGGTAGATTTTTTTAGACGAAAGGTAGGACATTTATTTCTCCTTTGTGTATGTTTACGTTATAGATCAGACGGTACCGTCGTCAGAGACAAAGCTGTAAGCAGTCGTGATGAAGTCTTTGTTCAGCACTTCAAAACCAGCGTACAGTTGCCAAATCAAGATGATGAAACGGCTGAAGTCATCGTTGTTATTGATGAGCACCTGAGCGTTCGGACCACCGATACCAACACCAACGGCCTGAGGACCGAAGAAGAAGCCCTGAGCAACGTCTTGGTTGGAGTAGGAGGCGGGAGTAGCAAAGCTAGCCGAGATTTGCTTGTTGGGGAAGTTGGTCGATTCGAAGAACTTCACACCTTCAAACTGAACACCAGTCGGCATCACAGGCTCACCGGCCAGGAAATAACCCTGACCAGCTTGGGGACCCATGTAGAAGCTGGCGTTGTTAGGCATCATGGGGTTACCCATGTACATGCCTTGACCAGGATTACCGGAGTAACGAGCGATCTCACGGAAGTCGGGGTCACGACGCAGGTGCATCATGAACACGGGATCGCAAATGCAGCGATACAGACCGTCAGCGAAGGTAGGAACGTTGCGCTTACGCAGGTCCTTAACAACATTCAGCAGGTCAGTGCGAACCGAGAATTGCTGCAGGTCAGCAGTGTACTCAGTAGCAGTGTAGGTAACTTGACCAGAAGAGTTCTTGGTCTTACCACCAGGGAAGTAGTAACCACCTTGGGTGCTAGAAGCGGCACCATTGGCTTCTGCTTTGGACAGTTCGTCAATGAAGACGCGGTCACGCCAACGACGATAGTCATCCAGCAGGGTGAGGCTACCGATCGACTGGTGGAACATGTTGAGATTACCGGTGTCCAGCAGAAGGCGCTGAGCGGTAATCAGGGTTTCGCGAGCAATCTTAAAGGTCGAAGGCTGGGTCGGATCGCCAGGATCAGCAGGACCGGTGTATTCGTTAAGCACCACCAGGACTTTTTCCTTGGTGATGTTACGGCTGTTAGCGGTACCGATCGTTTGGTCAGCCACGCGAGCACGGCTGTCCTTGGTCCCAGGGTTGCCCCAGAACTTATAGCGATCAAGTTGAACGGTTTGACCGGGTTGGCGAGTAAAGTCGTGGACAACCACGGGCTCTACAGCCATCTCACAGATATAAGCAGGATGGGGACGATAAAGCTCCGCACCCAGAATCTTAGGGAAGTCGTTCTCCTGGTCTCTAGTTTCTTAGAGGGGTGGACTATCTCTTCATCCCTGTGGGATGCCGGACGCTAAATCTGGTATTACGTAACAAGAGCGTGTTACCCCCAGTAGTCTCTGCGCCTTCCAATCACGCTTGATTGGCTTGGCTCAGGATTACCCTCGTCTTTACGTTAGGGCTTCCCTGAATTCATCCGGTTTGCACTCACCAATTGCTCGATGAGGTGACAACGTTGAGCGTTCAGTTGAGGTATAGTAAGCCTGGAAACCTGTTCATAAACAACATGGAACCAAAACTTGTACCTGGATTTGGTAATCTTTACTTAACTAAAGATGGAGAGGCTTTTGAAAAACGTCTTGATCCTGATAATCAAGAATATTTTAAAAGGGTTCCCATCAGTTCAACCAGTTCTTATGATCGTATTTCAGTTCTTGTTAATGGAAAAAGAAAACGTTTTCATCTTCATGTTTTGATGGCAGTGGCTTTTTTAGGATTAGATCTTCGTTCTCATGGAACAAATAACTTTTCCCTTCAAGTAGACCACATTGACAACAACAAAAGAAACAATAAGATTGAAAATCTTGAAGTTGTTACCAAACAAGAAAATTTAACAAGAGCCTGGAAAACGGGTTGTTACAAGAACAATGGTTTTGCCAGTAAAGGAAAGCCGAAGAATTCTTTGAGAAAGTTTTCTTCAGACGATGTGGCCAGAATTAAAACTTTAAAAGAAGCGGGACTTTCTTATAGAAAGATTGCTGAAAAGTTTAACTGTGGCCATGTAGCTATTTACCAAATCATTAAAGGTAATACCTACCAGGATCTGAACTAGCTATCAAGAAACACGTTTATTTATCCTCCAAAGGTAGGACTTTTTATCAGGTGAAAGATTCGGTCTTTGACCTCATCTAAAAAAAGTATAGCAGTTGATAATTTATCAACCAAGATATTTAAGCGTAGGAGTGTAACTCCGGGCCATTTGCGTATTGCTAGAAGTGGCAAGTTCGGGATCAGCAATTACATTTTGCTGGAACCCAGGAACTCCCATTGCACCAGGAATTGCACCTGCGGCAATGCCGCCAAGTCCAGCGAGACCAGCAGCAGCAGGTACACCAAGACCAGCAGTAAGTTTTCCAACCATACGTTGAGCACCTGGACCCATTGCAGATTGTTCAGCAGCAGCAAGAACATCAGCAACTTGTCCAATTGCTTTATTACGAGTTTTTGATTCTGCAGGAATCTTGGCGCCAATATCACCAACTAGATTTGCCATTGGAGTAATCACACGTTCCTGAGCAGCTTGTGCCATTGCAGGCGCATACTTACCGGCCAAACGTGCACCTAACAAACCAGCGGCTCCACCGGCAGCTCCACCAAGTCCAGCGAGAAGTGCTGAACCTGGATCTTCACCTTGAGAAAGGGCATAGCCGCCGGTAGCTAAACCAGCGGCAGCGGGGATACCATATTTAAGAGCGGCTCTCATGGCCTCACTCCATCACAAACAGTTTGTTTGCCAGGACTTGAGGCTGAGCTTGGTTAATGACGCGCCAGGCATTCTGGGGGTCACGAGCCATCATCTCGTTGAAAGAGCCCCAAAAGTTTTCAGGTTGCTGAGGAGCGGCTGCAGCAGGAGGAGCAGGGAACTGACCACCATACTGAGGATCAACAGGAGCAGTGCGATAACCAGGAGTTTCGAGTTGCTGCTCACTTTCGTACACAGGGTACGGACCTTCAGGACCAAAGAACTTCAGCGTGTAATCACTAAGAACATCGGGGTTGGTCAGGATTTCGTTATAAGCCAGGTTCTCCTGGTGCTCATTAACGGCAAACTCAGCGTAACCCTTGATGGTATCAGCGGCGCGATTTCCCCACGCGACGGCGCTGTCCAGCATCCCTTCCAGATTCAGGGCGTAGTTGTTCAGAATTGCCGGTGTCTCGATTCCGAACGCGTCCATCACCTGACGGCTTTCCTGGCTCATTCCCACCAGGTCGGCTACCTGCTCCAAGGAGGGACTCGAGGAGGTTTGGGAAGAGCTGGGCGAGTATGCCTGGTTGGGCGACCAGGTCTGCGGAGCCGATTGTTGCGTAGCTTGGCTGACTTGACCGAAGTTCGCCGGGGCGTACTGCGGAGTCGGTGCCGAGGGTTGACCCTGGAACGGGGATTGGACTGGTGCGCTCAGCAGGTTCACCACCTTGTTGAACGCCGATTCCCAAGGATTGCCCGCTGCTTCCGGTTGGGATTGGGGGGCGTACTGAGTAGGGGCTGATTGGTAACTGGGGGCTGCCTGAGGTACCGCTTGGGGGTAGCTGGTACCCACCTGGTACGCCTGTGGTGCCACCTGGTAATTGACCGGTTGGCTGGACGGAGCCGGTGCCACGTAGCTGCTGGGAGCGACTGCCGCCGGTACTTGGCTCGTCTGTGGGATCGACTGGACGGTAGCGTCCTGCATAACTCATCTCCTTTTGTAATGCTTCAAGAGTTCGATACAGATATGGGGTTAAATCCAATCGTGGATCTGCAGCCATCGGTAAATCCGGTGATTGCGGATGAGGAGTCTGCATCATGCCCCCCACCAGGCGTGCGAACGAAGAATATGCATTCTGCAGTTCACCCACCATCCTGAACGGGAACCCAGATAACATCTCGGCCCGTTCCTCATCCGTTTTTGACGGAAAGAGGTATTTCAGTGCTTCAATGCTATCAACACCTAATTCTTGCAAGTTTCTAACAACAATCGAGTTGTTAAGAATATCTTGCGTTGAATCTTCGTACACTGGTCCGAGCCAGCGCCACTGAATAGTTAAATCCCCATCAGGGATCAAACCAAGAACACCAGGTGGAATTTGTTGTGTACGCACACAAGCCATCATCAATTGCTTGATGCGATCCTCAAAACCAACCAGAGCTTCTTTATACATCTGAACAATGCTTTCATCTGCATCGTCATCTGGTTCCACAGGTTTTTCTAAACCTGCGGCGGCGGCAAGTGTCTCACGGAACAAACGTTCTTCTTGGAAAATGATTAGTTCCAGACAGCGGCAAATACCGTAAGTATAAATAGAATTTGCTTTTTTCTTAGATGTAGCAGCAACACGACCAAACAGTGACTTGTACTCAGTTGCAGTCACACCAGCGGAAATTGACAACTCGTCAACGCCACCAAGTGCTGTACGAATCTCCTCTCGATATTGACGAGCAAACGCGTTTTGATCTCCTGTGATCGCATCTGGAACAATGTAACCAACTCGATCATTCGGCTCTAGGTTGGCAATAATTCTTGGAACACGAATCTGACCATCCATTCCACGGCTGATCGGATCAGCCTTAAACATGGAACGACTAAGAGATGATGGGCTAGCAAACCCTGAGTTGGCAGCGATTGATGGACGCTGCACCACGCCTTCTCCACCTGACTCGATCAAGTCAGTCTTGGGACGAGACGAAAGAAGAGTTGGGTTGCCAAAGAACTGAACATTCTTTCGCATTGTACGAATCATCTCGTCATGCGTAACGATGTGATTAGCAAGTGCATCAAATTCACCAACACCTTCAGTAGAAAATCCTTTGGGGTTGTTAAAGATCTCTACACAAGGAATAAATCCAAGAGTGTTGCGATAAGTTTTTGTTTTGCCTGGTACCACAGAGACAGGCTGATCAAAAGAGAGTTCACCATCTGAATGAGTCTCTTCAATGGTTTTACGTTTAATCGATAATTTTATGTATTTCTTTTGGCCTGGGGTACCAAGGCCATCCATCCCTGTGATTGAAGTTTGTTGAATATCTTGATTAACGCCAAAACCGTTTTTAACTTTATAACTGTAGATAATGACAACTTCATCGAGTTCACCGTCTACGTTGTAGTAGGTACGATATTCGTGTTTCCTAAAAAAGTAAAGACGGTAATTATTTGTAGTAGGGCGAATATAAAATAAACCCTGACCATCACACAAAAAGTAATCCCAAATTGAATCAAATCTTGTATCAATTTGGTTGTATTTGACTACGCGATCAATAAAATCTTTACGTTGATTACCAAAGTTGTCCTGAGCAGGAAAAAATTCTACCCCTTGGCGAATACCAAAGAGTTTCATTTGTGCTAGGTGTGCTGCTACGACGCCGGTATCAACGCCAATTCCACCATCTTTTTCAAGATAGGAATCAACAATTTCCTTGAGCCTGGATTTAGCGTCTGCAGCCATTAACTATTTTCAACCCGCTGGAATTAGTTTAACAAGAAAATCAAACAAAAGGTACTTTAGGAGCGATTCCTAACCCTGGATAATTTTTTACGGGTGTTGAAAATGGGGTTACCGGTCGAGGAACAAGTTGTTTCATCTGTTCATCGTAATAAACAGGAGTTGATGGAAATTGGGATTGAGCAAATTCCATACCGCCTATATTCCCAACAGGTTGTATTCCTTGGACCTGAGAAAAAATATTAGGATATCGATCTCTAAATTTTTGATTTTTTTGTTTCAGCTCATCGCCTAACGGTGTATTATTTAAACCGTAACGAAAAAGCCTATCTTGAATTTGATTTTCAGAAGGAACATATCCAGGACTACCAGCCATTAAATTACCTGGTGCTCCGGGAACCGAACTCATCCCGCCGTATCTAAACATTTCTCTATTATTATCTTGTTTCTATCTTACTCTTCTATAACCTCATAACCAGACTCATCGTTGAGTTTGGAAAGAACAATACCTTCGCCCTTTAGGTTCCATGAAAGAATATCTCCTTCTTGCCAACCGAGTTCTTCGATGATTTCTTCGGGAAACTCGATAAAAAGTTCTCCGTCTTGATCCTCTTGGACTTCGATAATGTAGCTGGTCATTTGAGAAGGCGATCCATCATTCTGTCTAGCTTACTATTAATTTCTTTAAAGGTGTCGTGCATGTGCTGTATTTCGCGAAGAAAGTCAACTTTTAGTACGTACTCCAGCGGCATACGATTGAAACTATCGTCTAGATGCTCGACTTTTTTTTCTTGAATTGTCACGCGATCAGAAAGTTGTTTGATTCTTTCATGCGACCTAGATAGCAACTTATTTGCGGCCCAGGTACCACCTGAGATTCCAGCTACACAAGTTGTAACGAGGATCGCCAGGTACTCGGGTCCCATGGCAAAAGTATTTTCTTTTATTCTAAGATCTAATAATCAACCTGAAGAGTACCTTTACGCGTTAATCCATTAATAAGCCAAACAAGCGCATCAACACAATCGTCGTGACTACTAACACCAAAATTAGTAAGCTCTTCAAACATAGCTGTAAAGTTACGGTAACGATTAAAAATAATCTTGCGATCTTCAAAAAGACCCATACAACCACGGAAGCGAGCAAGTTTATCTGCCCTAAAGCCTTTAACAGCATGCCAGTTGATATTGTAAAGATTCTCGTTTCTTAAACAGATACGTTTGAAGTCAGCCTCAAGAGATGCCTGGTACGCCACAGCTTCTGAGTACACATCACAAGTGTTGTACGTAGGGAAGTAATTACCATTCTCGTCGCGTCCAAGAATAGACCAATCATTAAGTAATTCTTTAAGAGCATCTAGTTTTTCTAGGTTGCCCATCACACGCATGCGGCGATAATCAATAATATGAATCTGATCACCTAGTTTTCCGCCAAGAACAAAAACAGTGTAATCATTTTTTTCTTTTGTGCCAGCGGAGAGGTCAACCCCAACAGCCAGTGAATCAAACTCAGTAGCAATCTCTGCTTTAACCAATAGTTCAGGCGCCAATGATAGTTCGTTCTGCCTGACGATTTGATTCATGTACTGGAAAGAAAAAGCAATTGGTGCTTGCCGTTTTTTCTCTTTTAAGTAATTCAATGACCACATCTCTGGCCAATAAGATTCTTCTTCTCCACTTATTTCATTGTTTTGAATTGCAGAGAGAACAATCTGCATCCAGTTGTTTTGTTCATTGAAAGTAGTTGCATGAATATCATCATGCCTGAATCTGGTACCAAGGCAGATGGCGCGTCCACCTTCAAACATCGTTGGTGCAATCACAGCATTCCAGTTATCCTGCATCATCTTTCGGATGTCAGGGTTGGCAATATCTGATGAGCTTTTAATAGCGTCATCAATGATTACTAATTGACTGCGCTTGGAAGTCACTGAACCTTTTAGGCCAGCAGCACAGAGTGTGAACTGTTCTTCACCAGCAATATCAATACCAGCAAAACGATGGTCAATAGACCAGTACTCATTACTTGTAACGTTCTTAAGAAGTTTTACTGTTGGAAAAACATCTTGATATCTTTTGCTTTCAATAAGTCGTTTAATTGTTGCTGACTTAGAACGAGCAATATCAACTGTATAAGAAAGATAAAGAATCTGTAAAGGGCGTTTGGCTGCAGTGTGCACGCCAATAGCCCATGCTGCAAACAAACCTGCAACCGTACTCTTGGCTGATCCTCGTGGAGCCAATAGGTCAATATTTGGACCAGCAATTTTCAGCAGGCAAGAGCTGTCTTGGTTGGTAACTAATTGCCGGTGCCAATCTTGATGATGTTTAGCCGGTGGTTTATCTGCTACGTAATCACAAAAGTAACCAAAGTCTTCTCGTGCCAGTTCCAGGAGATCTTCATTATCTTTCTTGCGAACCCGGTGATTTTTTGCAGCAGCCTGGGCGTTACGTCGATAAGCTTGATGAAGATATGCGGGCACAGAAAAGACCAGTAATTAACTTGATACTAGTCTATTTTTCTTTTTTATCGCGTTTTTGTTCTTGATACTTACGAGCTTTATCCAGAGCAGCTTTACGCTTCTCCTTATCATTCATCTCAGTACCGTCTTCTTTCTTTGCTTCTTTCTTCTTGAAGTGCTCAAGAAGTTCTGGTGGCATCTTACTCATTGATTTTGTGCTGCGTTATCACGGATACGATTGACAAGCTCTTGATACTCACGTGTACCTTTCTCTGGTAAACGAGTGGTCCTCCCTGGTCCAAAAGTAATACCAGTTCGTAACTGTGACTCAGGAAGAGGATGTTGATAGTTTGGTAATTGCTGCATTACTACTATTCACTTAATTGCATTTTAGCCCATACTGACATTGATGCTTCTTGCAGGGGTCCTTCAATCGGATCATCTTTAAAAATCATTAACAACTCACGAATGGCTTGGTCAGCACCAGCCATCAACAAACCTTTGCGATCTTTATTAGCTGTGTAGTTCTCTACCTGTGCAATAGTGCCGCGTAATTCTTTTTGCATGCCAGCAATACGCGCAACACCAGAATCACGTTTCACAGCAAAATTTTCAATGTCTTCTCTAAGTTTACGAATATCTTCTTGCATCTCCATGATCTCAGAAAGAAGAACGCTTCTGTGATCTGGTTTTGAATAATGTTTAGCAATCCAAAGGTCACAACTGGTAATTGAACCGTTGTAACCAAGGAATCGAGAATAAAGATAAATTTCAATTACTGAATTATTACTTTCAGCAAACGCAACAAAACTTTCTCTGGTCGGAGAATCTAAATTATCTAACCAGTGGTCAAAAACTTTAATATCGATATGCTCGTTGAGACTGGCCGTAGTCTCGAGCTTCGTCTTCTTGCCTAAATCGCTGGGATTGTTCAGCAGAACCTCTTTGTTCTTCTGCACCCTTACCGATAGTTTCTCGCTCTTGTTCACCAGCAGTCTCCATTTTCTTTTTGGAAAATTCGTAGGCGACACCAGCCGCCTGACGATATTTGTCTAGATCAAACCAGTCATCAACATCGGTTTGTCCAGCGGGAACACTGCTAGTCATAATAGCGAATTATACAGTTTACTGTTGGGAAGAATCAGGAAGTTTTTTATCCAGCCGTTGTTGATCACGTTTAGATGCTTCTAAACGCTCAAGAAGATTTCGATAGCTGTCAAGATTAAACTCTTGAGCGGGAGTTTGATCTTCTTGAATTGGTGTTTGCATCAGAAGTTAGACATCATACTGGCAAGACCACCGGCATAAATATCGCGGCGACCTTCGAGAGATTTTTGGCGCTGTTGACGACCTTTTGAAGCTTCAAGACGAGCAAGCAGTTGCTCAAACTTATTGATATCAAAATAATCGTCAGCGGTACCTTGTCCTTCGGGAACAGAGCTGGTCATCTTGTATAAGTATTGACTCTTGATTAATTATAACAATATGAATTTAAGACCAGAACCCTGAAACAAGATTTGAATAAACACTACCTTCTGCAGAAATCTTTGCAACAGCTTTAGTGCCTTCATTTTTAAGTTTTTGGGTTTCCTTGTCAATTTCTCCTTGAAGATTGGTAAGACCTGCACTGTAAAGATACTGCCTGGTATCACGAATGTTTTGCTGTTGTGCTTCCAGCTCTGCCGGAGTGCCTGAAAACGCTTTACCAAAATCAGGAGTAACAACTTTAGTGCGACCTTGAAGATCGCCACCGTACTGAGGAAGGAGCGATGAATCAAATTTAAAAGTACGTTGACCAGTTTTTTTCCCTTCTGCGGTAAGCGTTTGCTTACCATACATGGTGTCGTAATAGTTATCAAGATAGCTTTGATTGAATTTATCTTGATACTCAGAACTTTTGGTAAGAGAAGACTTGAAGTCCTCCATCGTACCGTAATAACCCTGTCCAAAACGCTCTTGAGCTTTGGCTAGTTCTTCCGAGGTTGCTTGACGACCAAGAAGTTCTTCGTAGGAGGCTTTAATGCCAGTCTCACGCTTACCGGGAAGAGCCGCTGTATATTGTTGGGTTAACTCATTAATATCGGCTTCAGGAGGAGTTAAATCATATTTAGCTGCATAATCACGTAATTGATTAGCAGCAGACTCATACCCAATTAATCCTTGAGCCAGTTGTTGTTGAGTAGTTTGCTTTAATCCCGCGTACGCAGCAGCACCAGAAGCTTTACGAGCTTCTGCAGCAGCCTTAGCCTCAGCACGTTCTGATGCAGCACGTGTTTCCGCTAGAGATTCTTTTTCTTTAGTGTATTGCAGATACTTTGCAAAGCTATCGTCCGGCGGCGGCGGAGTGTAGCTAACGGTAGGACCTCCTCCCATATTCCCTCCTTATCCGAAATAACTAGAAGATGTACGACCAAACATCGCATCAGTTACGGCGCGACGTTCAGCAATGGCCCGATCAATAGCAAGTTTATTTTCAAATCGAGCAGCTTCTTTAGATTCTGGTGAAATACGCGCCAGGCGCTCACGTTTAGATGCTTCTGAGCCAAGTCCAAGTTGACGTTCAGCAAAAGGCCCTTGCATCCACTTCTTAGCTTCTTGTTCACGTCCAAAAGCAATATCACCGCCTGTACCAGCAGCAAATAATGGTCCCCACATGGAAGAACCAAGAGCTGCTTTGGTTTGCTCACGGCCTTCAAGAATAGCTTGGTTCTGAGCAGCAAGTTGAGCTTGTGCAATGCTTGCAGAGGTTTGTGCTTGGCCCATGCCAAACAAACCACCAATCAAGCTTCCACCCAAACCAAGACCAAGACTTAAGGGATCCATTCCACCTCCACTTCCGCTTTTTAAAGCACTAGGACTAGAAAAATTTCCATAGCCACCAGAAAAAGCTTTTGACGGATCAAAAGTTGTAAATGATGACGGGAAGCTGTAACTCACTGTATTCTACCCAAAGTATTTTTCAGGTTGAAACTGATAAGAAGCAAATTGCGCCCTGGGGTAATTAGCAAGAGTTTTTGAAAAAGTATCTGCTACAGCTTGACCTGCGTACAAATTGGTAGCCGCAATATTACCAAATCCTTGTGCAATTGTTTTAGGAATATTTGCAAGAGTCGAATATTTAAAAGCTTCACGCAAAGATTCTTTGCCTAACTCTTGAGCACGACGTGCTTCTTGTTCACGAAAGCGCCCAAGTTCATCAAGAGTATAGGGTTGTTGAACGAAAGGTGCAATTGCTCCAGCGACAGATTGAGATTCAATTTGAGATTCAATTACACGTTTACGTAAATTGTTTTTTTCTTCTTTTGATAAAGAAGAAAAACCAGGAATGTTTTCAATATTTACAGGACCAGCAGTTTGGGGTTGTCCATAAGTGAACATCCCAAGTTTACTGCCTTTATTGAAAACGTCAGAAAAAGCCATAATCACCCAAAGCTAATTTGCGGAGCTTGAAGAGTTGCACCAATGTAAGGATTAGTAGCAAGTGCCTGACGCATCGTTGCACCACGCTCCTGTTGGCCTACAGTTGCAAGACGGCCCATCATCGCACTACGGCCAAGTTGTTGATAAGCAGCAGTCTGACTATTAAGCATTGCTTGAGCATTGGTAAGTTGAGCGCGTTGAGCACGTTCCATAACTGGAGCCATTGCTTTAGCTTGCTGAACTTCCTGGGTCATCATGAAACCAAGAAGTTCTTTATTAAGAGCAAGTTCAGCGCCGCCAATTTGTTGAATATCTTGAAGAGTTTGAGCTCGATCAAAGTCACGTTGACGACGAGTCACTGCTGTTTCCGTAAGAGGAACACCAGCGATTTCTACGTCTGTGCCGCCACCAGGGCGTTGCCCGGCTTCTTGCGCTTTACCAGCTAACGCACCGGCTGCTTGTTCAGCGCTAACGCCACCAACGAGTCCACCAAGTGCAGGAAGAACAAACTTAGCAACTTTACCAGCGGGACCAGGAATTAAACCTGCAAGTGCCGTACCAATCCCACCACCAGTTAAACCACCAGCAGTACTAGCAACTGCTCCTAGTACATCACCCTGCATCAATTGTTGTCCGCCAACCAAACCAGCCGCACCCAAGGTTCCATACATACCTGGACGTTGGATAGCAGCTTGACCTGCTTGACGTGCGGCAGTAGCTGCAGACGCACCTGCTTGACGTACTTGAGGACCTGCTTGACGAGCCCTCCCCATCAGACGTTGAAACAAATCAGGAGAAGCTTGAGAAGCATAAAGGGGTGATTGAGGATATTGCGTTTGCGTACTCCAGGGATCTGGCAACATCACTATTTACCTATCAATCTTTTAATTATTTAAATTCTATCAGAAGCAATATTTATTGCATTGGTAATTTATTTTCTGTATTACCAGCAGCAGCAATTACTTGATTAGTAAGAACGCCAAGTACTGCTCCTGCGGCAGAACCAACGGCGCCACCTGCAAGACCCCTAAGAGCCCCCCTGGTGCGTGTACCAGGAATATCAATACTAGGCTTAGCGCCCATGCCAACACCAAGCTTTGCACCTGTCAGGCCGCCTGCAAGGGCGGCAGCAGAAGGGATGGTTACGGGATAACCAAAAACGCGAGCTTCTGGAACACCTTGAAGATTTTCTGGCGTTGCTTTAATAATTCCCATGGTTGCACGACCGATGGGTCCTGGATCGTTGTAAAGAAAATTCATATAGTTGGCATACCGCCCTTTTGTAAGAGTTGGAATTTCTTCTTGTGCTTTTTCAAAAGCCAAGGGTCGACCAGTACGTCCCTGAAAAAAACGTTGAAAAAGCTCAGTACCCGGTTCTAAAGTTTGTGTTGGATCTTCTGGATCCGGAACATTTTGTTTGTAACCAGTAGGCCGTCCTAGTTCAGAAATATTTAAAGGATTGTATGCACCGCTTAATGCGATAGCTGGTTGAACAGCGGCAATACCAACTGCTCCTCGCCCATACGGACCAAGCACATCACCTGGATCAATGCCTTTTTGAAGAAGTTTATCTGCAATAGCTAACGGATGGTTGTAACGCCAATAAATACCACGACTTTCATCAGCAATAATATCGCCAGCAAGTCGGGCCGTAACAGCACCAGCAAATTGTGCAGGCGTTTCTTTTGCGCTGATACCTTCTTGTTTTAAACCTGCATAAAATTCTGGATCTTTAATTGCAGCTCTACCATACTTTTCAGGCCGCAAAGCAGCGGGTAATGTTGGGTCGTTTGCCAAATCGGCAATCTCCAACATTTTACTTTTGCCTGTTCGAAAACCTTGTAAATAACTTTGTAAGGGATTCATATTTATAACGCTACATACTCTTGAATTTGTTTTTGAATTTCAGGAGGAAGTGTAATACCAGGATAATGAGACATAGTTTGCTCAACACCTTGCATTTGATACATTGTATTAGGAGAAAGATTTAATTGACTTAAAGGAAGTTTGTTGACATACGAACGTTGAATCATTTGTTGGGCATTTTGAGCACGTTGTGATTCAACTTGGGGCACCAGTTGTTGTGCTTGTTGCGCTAAAAACTGTTGAGCATCAGGTTGAACAGATGGCGTGCGAGGGGTAAGAATATTACTGACTAATGCACCAGAACCAAGAGACGCTCCTACATTAATGATATTTTCTGCCATTGATGGCGAATAAGATTTGGTTGTTGCTCCAGTAGCAACATCTTTAATTATTTGCTCTTTACCAGGAAAATATTTACGCGCTGCACGAAGAGCTGGGTAATTAAGTAAAAAATCACCCGCGCCATAAGCTAGTGCATCAACTGGCCCGCCGGTAAGCAATCCTACACCAGCACTCAGTGCAGCACCAGGTAAAGCCTGTTTGGCTACTGCAGCAGAACCTGGTCCTGTAACAGCGCGACGTAGCAATTGACCTAACGACACAGATATTCTTAATACTGAGTTCTTTAGTTATTTTACGCCTAACCAATCGTTTTAGCTGGAGAAATATTTTGTTCTTCTTGTGTAATTTTTTCTTGGCCAATACGCTCTTCTGTTGGATTTAATTTTTTATCGGCAAGAAGCTGTGCAACAGAAACATTATTTTCCATTTCATTTTCTGCGCGACTTTCTGCTAACTGCATAATAAAGCCGTTCGGATCTGGATTCCTGGTGCGCGGCATAGGATTCTTAGCACGTTTATCAGGACGGACCGTAGGACTTAACTTATATGCTTCCATCCACTCAGGATTAAAATCTGGTTGATTTTCGGGACGTACACGTGTTAAAGCTCGACCTTCTTCAAAACTATAATCATCTCTTTTAAATCGCCCCAGCCCCTGGAACATCTCATATCCCTGTTCTGGTAACTCATTATTTTCATCCCAAAATGGAGAATTGGGAACGTAATTAAGGCGTGGGTTGTGAATTACTTTACGATTTTGAACAGCTTTAGTTAAATCTTCAAAAGTATATCGAGATGGGACCCAGGGGGATCCGCCGTGCTCTGTTGCGTATTTATCGCGAAACAACTCACGAAAACTTAACTGAGACGGAATTCGCCCTTTGTTATCAAAAGGATTAGATATATATCGACCTAGTTCCAGGCGTGCGTCTTTCATTCTTTATTTTTCTTCTTGTTGTGTAATCCTACAAGAGTTTTGCGAAGGTTAGCTTGCTTTACCGTACGATCATCATACTTTTCAGGATTAGCAAGGACGTTCTCCTGAAGCTGAGCAGAAGTAATACCTTTACGTTTTGCTTTAGCCGTAAAAGCCTCTTCTTTAATATCAGCTTTTTGAATCCACTTTTTTTCTTTTTTCTTTTTTTCTTCAGCCATGATTAATCAAATAAATACGGGTTGCCAACAGCACGAACGTAACGACTTAAAGCTTGTTGGGCGGGAGTAGCTTTTTTACCTAAAGAAGAAACAGATTTAGGACTAGAGCTACGACGTGGATAAGGGGAAAACTCGCCAATAGCAGAAACACCTAAATTTGCTATTTGTTGGCTCACAAAATCTTGAGCATCACGTCCTTCGATTCTAGCTCTACGCAACACTTCACTTGCGACAATACTTTCTTTAGCAGTTTCTCTACGTTGTAGTTCAGTTTCAAAAGATTGTTTAATACTAGGAGCTTTTGCAGCTTCTGCGCCAGCTACTAATTGTGGTATTGTTAAAGATTCAAAACCACTACTGAGTTCTTTTTTTTGAAGCCAGCCCGGAACATAAGTAGGTTTACGAGAGGCAGCCGCAGAATACTCACCAGATGCTTTACTCATTGCACCAGGAACATAACCTGGCTCAATTCCGTACACACCAATTCCAGCAGAACCACCTGGTACCTCAGGTGTTGCAGGGCGATTAAGAGATTGATACACAATTTCTTGTTTTGATAATTCTTCTGAAGGAATATCTGCACTCATTGCACCTCTAGTACGCAAGGCACCAGGAATGTCTTGTCCCATCTCAAGGGGAATGTTGCGCACTAGTGGATCACCTGTTCCCATTAACTGGCGTTGCTCAAGTTTGGGAAGTGCTTCTTGAAGACTAGGTGCTGCACCACGAATTGCTGTACCTGCTGCAGTCGTTTCAATTTGTGCTTCTGGGCCAATATTAATAAGAGTTCGTTCGGGAAGAGGTGCTTCAGACTCGGGTCCAACACCAACAGCTTCTACTGCTTTACGAACTGTTTCAGGTAAAGAAATATCAACTTTACCTAATTCTTGTAAACGACGAAACTCGGAAGTACCTGGTTGAACACCAGACATAGATTTAGTTGTCCAGGTTTGCGCCAAAGCACGGTCAAAACGTTGGGTTCCAGGGCGTAAACCTTTTGCTTCAAGTTCTTGCCTTGCTGAAATCATTTGTGATTTAGCAATGTCTGCAAGTTCTTGAGATGAAAGCGGACGAGCTGTTTCTACTTGATCAACAGGTAAACCATCTGGTAAACGAGAAGCAACTTGGCTAATGGGTTCGTCTTGCTCCATGCCAGCCAAATAGTTAGCATCTGCAACTTCTTCAAGTAATTCGACTTGAGTTAAATCAAGATCTTCATTGCGTTGCAGTTGTTGCTTAACACGTCCTGTCATCTGATCTTCACCAGATTCAACAGCGTTAATTTTTTGATCAATAACTTGGGGTAAAGCTTGTTGCTGAACAGAAGTTAAATCTTCAATAGGAGCAAGAGATCCTTTTTGTTCAAGATAAGAACGTGGGTTAAAAATATTAAGTTGTTGAGGAGCAATAGACAAAGGGCGAGAAGGTGCTTCTTCTTGTACCAAACCTAAAAAGTCCCTGCGGACTGGACTGATGTTTGGACCAAACTCAGAACTACGAATTTGACGAAGTGTGGGAGAAACTTCACCACCTAACTCAAGTTGATAAGTAGCTGGAAGTGCTTCACGTGCAGCAGCAGCACTTTGAGTTGCAGCTTGACGACGCGTTTGAATTGTTTCTGAACTAATGCGAGGATATTCAAATCGTGAAGGATACAACTCTTGGTATGTAGGTCCTTTGCGATACGGACTTTCGTACTCAATATCTTCTAATTGAGCTAAAGCGTTAGGTGCAGTAACAGTTTTTGACGGTTCAGGTTGCGTTTCTGCTACAACACGACGTACAGGTGACTCAGCACCAGCCATTTCAGAAAGGTTGGCTTGACGCACACCAGCATTTGCCGCAGGTTTACGGCCACCCATAAGACGACGAGCGCCAAGAACTGCTCCAACGCCACCAGCAAGAGTTAAACCTACTCCTAAACCAACAGAAAGAGGATCTGCTCCTTGTTTTTCAGGTGCTTTAAGCTGATTACGGCGAAATGCCAAGACTTCGGGCGCCATCTGTGCCCGTTCCATGGGGTCTTCGGGAATCGGTGCCCCAGTGGCACGACTGTAAGCATAAAAATCAGCTTGAGAAAGCGCCATTTATGTTTATTGCACTAACTTTTGTCTGTTCACATTCTATTGTTGACAAATCTGGAGAATACATGCGATATATTTAATAAATACAGAAGTAAAACGTGAAATGGACGCAGGTGTGCGCCAGAAAAGGGTAGAAGCCCTAGAAAAAATTAAAGATAAAGCCATGGAAATGGCTAAAACTGGACGTGATTCATTAGAAGTACGTGATTTTGTAACTGAAGCAAAGAAAGAATTAGCGTATGAGCTTCCAGATGAAGATGCATTTCGTAAAGCAGTGGGTGCAACCAAGGCTTACATGAGCAAAAAACAAAAGTAAACATAAGTAAAGTTTATTAAACACGCCGGGGCATAAAACGACCCCGGCTTTTTTGTGTCAAAGTTTGGGCTAAGTGCACTTTTGAAGTACAAATGGGTATTTTATATATTTTTTGAGTATAAATACTTATTTATTTAAATGAAGGGGTCAACTTTTTAACTTGTTTGGGGTAATAATTGTCCGAGTGTTCTCCCACCCCCTATACGTAGTGAGTTACGTGTAGAAAAAAAAGAATGCGGGGTGGTCATATTAATAAGTAATTGTACCTAGGTAAGATTCACATGGAAATGTCAGCGTTTCAACATATTTACCTGTGGAAAACCTGTGGAAATGGGGAATCTCCTCGCTCCCTCCCTGTTCAGGAATGACTGTCGTCGTTTAGGAGCTGAGATCCATTGCGGCGCAAGGGTTTTCAGCGATTCACGTCTAGCTGATGGACGTTAAATCGTAGCGAGTTCATTCTAATTACTTATCAACATCATGATTTACACCGTTCAAGTCAAGCGTGATTACTTTAATCAATACGCTGATTACACCTTTCAAGATGAATACTTCAATGGTTCCGAGAAACAGTTCAACACAGAAGAGGAAGCTGTTCAGTACTTCAAGTCTTTTGAAGACTGGGAGCAAGATCTTCTAATGGTTGAATCGTTTCCTTTCTGAGTACCAGGCATGATGCCGGGGGATCGAATCCCCCACTCAGTATTACCCTTAGCGGAGATGGGTACCGCCATTGAATCAATCTCATGTTTATTTCTTTTAACAAAGTTGTAGCTCTTTACTTTGCTATGGTTTTTATATGTGTTGGAGCTACAACACTATTTGCAACTGTAGGTGTGCATAAATTAGATCAGGCAACTGCACAACAGTGCCGCACACATGATTGGCCTGCAGACAAGCATCAAGTTCACATGGCTTGGTGCGCAGCTAATGGCTATCAAACTAATTAATCAGGCTGTGCCCTCCTCATTGGGGTGCCTTAGCAGGTTAATTATTTAAGTTGATTCGTACCCAAGCGAGTCCGGTGGTGCAAACCCACCGGCAACTATTACCCCCAGCGGAGATGGGTACCGCACACACATGGAGTTATCCATGGATCTGACTACAGGTTGGAAGCCACATGATATACCAGGTGGTTATCGCCTGGTTTACTCAGATGACTTGGTCGGAGGCATATCCATTGTTACTGGACCGCGAGGTTCAGGACTGATGGCAGCTAACGACCCAGGTCAAGAGACCACATACGAAGTGTGGTTTCCAGGATTAGCTGATCCAACTGGTCACCTAACACTTGATGAGATTAAAGGAATCATCAAGTATTTGCGTCAGCGAGAAGAAGAATTTATATACACAGCGTATAGCGATTATGAAAACAACTGATCCGTAAAAGCGGGTGACCAGGTGCAAACCCTGGTCCAGTTATTGCCGCTCACTAAGAGTGGCTTACGTTAATTATGGCTATTCGCAAATCACTTGCGTCATTCCTTGTAGCTACAGCTAATAAGCTGGAGCGTGATCAAAGCAAAGAGAAGGTGGGAACAACAATCAAGGCTGTTCGCTTTGCACTTGCTAATGCGATCATGCCGAAAGTCCCACCTGTTCATCGTTAATTTATTTATCAAGTCAAATGATTATCTATCAACCTCACATCAACTCAACCGATCGTGTCATATGGCACGGTGGTGAATCAACCCAATTGCATTACGAACAACAGGTCGACGGTTGGGATGGCAATCCCGACTGGATAGACCGCAATGTTCAAACTCTTGGCAGTGGTATACCCACAAGCATGAGTGAAATGCACACTCATATGCAAGAGTTTTACAACTATTGCCAGGTGTGCGAATTTGAGCAACGCATGGCAATGGCAGACTGATGTTTGCAACTAACCCTGAGTAACACCAGGGTTTTCTGCAGACTTCACATCTGCACTCAATTCAACTCAACCCACTTAGGACTATGTCTCCTGCAAGTGTTGAACAACTTCTGATCCAAGACGCCAGGCTTCTCGCTCGTCGAGATGCACCTGCTATTGACCAAGAGATTGAGAGTGCGCGGCAACAAGCACTCGAAATCTTTTACCAATGGCAAGACGGATTGGTTCAGTTCCAGGATCTAATCCCATTCGTTATTGTTCTCGAGAAGAAAGTCGATCTTAATCGTGCGCTTCTCAAATGGGAACAAGAACACATGATGGATTGATTCCTGCACTTAACCCTGAGTAACACCAGGGTTTTCTGCAGGACTTAACATCCTGTCTATTAATTCAACTTAACTTAATTCAATGACTTACGCTGATCTGCAAACGTTTACTGCTGTTGGTCGCATTGCTAATCTCACTGTTATTCAAACAGAAGATGAGCGCGATTGTTTGGTTGTTACTCTATACCACCGTATCTCTCAGGATGCTGTGGTCACAATCAAATTCCTCAACAGCAATGGTTTGCTTACTGCTTACACACATGACAATCTGGTTGTAGGCCAAGAGCTTACGGTGTCTGGAAAAATTCAAGGCATCCGTGCTTTCTATATGAAAGATGAAGAGCTCATGCCGCTCAAGCAACCAGAGTTTCAATTGAAAGTGATTGATTATACCTTTGGTTCCAAGCCTCAGCCTAAAGCTGAGGAAGGAACGAAGGTTACTAGTAAGAAGAAGGTTGCATCTACTGCTGCCTAACTTATTACTGACTGATTCTTGCACTTAACCCTTCTCATCAATGATGAGTGGGTTTTCTGCAGGAGATCCTCTCTCCCCTCCTGCCCACCGCAACGTAGTACAGGTGTACTATTTCGCCCATCAACCGTTAGGTTGATTCCTACTACACAGGTATTCCCTCATGAAACAGATTACTAAACTTGGTCCTAAACAATTTATTCACACTGATGTGTACCCTGAGTACCACAGCAGAAAGATAGGACGTTACTTTTGTAACTTCTTATCTACAACCATTGTTATCTGCATCGCTTTTGTCGTAACAGGCGCTATGCTTGGTACCGACTTAACTAAGCCTTTACTACAGTGGTCACGCCAACAAACATTGGTCGTACCACGGTAAACTAATTAACCTAGCCGTTACTCCAATGGTCTCACCAGCAGAACACATCACACATGCTTCGTTGAAGTGGAGATCTAACGGCGAACTATCTGATTACGATCTAAGGTCTATCACTGCAAAGTTGATGGCCTTTGAACAAAGACCATTCACACTACCAGAAACTCAACCTATGACATACGTAGCTCTCGTCGCTGATTCTACCGGACGTTATGCCCATGTCTATGGCAATGCTAATAGCTGGGATAACTACATTGATCAACTCGAAGACATTGGATGTGAAGTCATTGAAAACCAGACCAGCGAATGGGATGGCGATGACGAAGCAATCAAAGAAGATTGCATTCACATCAGTAACTTAATGAAAGATACAGATTTTGTACCATTCGATTAGCTACGGATAATACATTACTTGGAATTCTGATAAACGTCGTTTATTCATATTCCCGATAAACGTCCTGAGTATGACGTTAAACTGCTCAGTCCTTTATCAACTCATCTAATGACAACTCAACCACTTGATGAGAACTACAATGCAGATCTTCTTGACGCATGGTCTGACCTTGCGTACCAGCAGGAGCAAGCAATGCGAGAAGAAATGCAACCACCTAACCAAACCAACGAGGTAACCAATGACTCAACCACAGACTCAACAATATAATGATGATGTAATACTACACATCATCGTTATCCTGACCATTCTCGCCACACTGTTCCTCCAATTCATTTCACTACTATGGCCCTCCAACCAGTCCAACACGAAATCGCTGCAGTCGTTGGGTACACCCCACTCACCAACGATGAAGGACAAGAGCCTGCCGACACCACACTCTGTTTCCACACCGTTGAAGACAGAGGAGGTTGGCCGCACATCTACTGGAAAGGTGAGTGGTACCCCGTCCCAACCCTCGAGGAAGTCGAGGAGTGGGTCTTCGACTCAGTCTGCTTTACGCCAGACGAGGACGAAACGGAACCCGACGACCCCAACAGTTGGCTCTCAATCCTTAACCTAATTTAAGTATTAAATTGCACGTTAAATTTACCAATACTACCCATGTATTGGTAATAGTGTTAATACTACAAGCTGGGCATCCACTGTGGATATACATGGTGTAAGTCCCAGCATTCACCTCAACTCAACTGTTATGACTGAAGAGAACCAACGGTATCACCTCATCATTAACGTTGATGAGAAGTATACCATTGTCAATGCACTAGCCTTCTATCATGCTCATCACACCCTTGGTGCATCACTTGATGAAGATGAGCGTGAACAATATGCACTCGCATTCAAGGAAGATGGTGCAACTCTTGTGGATACTTTAGCTACAAGAGTGGCTAACACTTTCTAATACCTGGGCATCCACTACGTAAGTATGTGGTGTAAGTCCCAGTATCAACCTAAACCTACAGTAAACACACCATGGGAAAACACGAACTTCACTTCACCAGCCAAACGTACACTCGTCACGATGGCAGTGAATACACCCCACGCCTCAACGATGATATGCGCATCACATTAATCATCGAAGAACTTATGGCTATCTACCAACGAGAACAGAAGCGTCCTATGGGACACAATGATCTTCCGTATGGTTCAGATGAATATCTATTGGAAGCTATTGGTTATCTAGAGAAAGCAATTGAATGGCCTGGTGAAATCGAAGATTCATGTGGTGAACCACCTATCACTATGGCTGAAATGCATTCAGCCGCATGGAAAGAACATCAAGAAGCACATCGGTAACAACATCAACTAAACCTTGGTACTGCCAGATAAACACTGGCCTACCACAGGTTAAGAAACAGTTAAGACATCACCCCCAACGTAAGTGCTATGCAAAGGCGCTGTGCCTTGCAGTCTACTTTAAATTTGAGTAGACTAATAATGCAAAGCGCTTTAAATTTATTAAACCATGGAAGTCACTGATTATTACACTTATGCATATTTAGATGAAAATAAGAAACCATATTACATTGGTAAAGGACGAAGTGCACGTGCATTAACTAAACATGCAAATGTAAAGATACCAAACAAAGATAATATCTTGATTCTTAAAAAGAATTTAACTGAAAAGAATGCATTAAAACATGAACAATATATGATTTTTCTATATGGTAGAAAAGTTGATTGTTCTGGAATTCTTGAAAACAAACTTATTCAAGGCAGTCAAAGTTTAACTAAAGGACATATGTTATATAACAAAGAAGATCCTAATGAATGGAGCGATTTAATGCTTTGTGCTATTTTCGGTAGCAAAACTGCAGCTTGTGTGCTTTTATTTATTCAGAAAAACAATGAAGCACATGCAAATCGAATTGCCAATACTTTTGGTTTTGGATTAAATATGGTTCAACGCCAGTTAAAAAGGCTAGAGCAAAATTATATTTTAAATAGCCGTGTAATGGGAAACGTTAGACTGTATTCTTTTAATACACGTAATCCAACAGTAAACAATTTAAAAGTTTTTTTAAATTCTTGTTTAATTAACAAGTAATGTTTCTTTTATTATATTTGTTTACAAGAGCACCGCCTTGTTGTGCAAGTGTTACAACTCATAACATGAGTCAAACCACTTGACAGAAGGTGGTAAGCTAACAACGTTCAATTACTTCACACCATTCAAAACTATGACTGCACTTAACGACACTCCCAAACCACGCATCCCTGATGCAATTGATAATCAACGATTGCAAGCTATGTCAATCGTTGCCAAGATGAAAGAATCTGCTGATCGACATGGTATTGGTTTTGTCGGCGGCTTTGTAGACGCCGATGGAAATAAATTTGTAATGACAAATATGTCTGATGAAGACACCAATGCACTCATGCCTGGAGATCTTCAGTGACCATAACTAAACCAAAGACTCAAACTAAAACTCAACCTAATACACGTCACCTGCCTGCTCAGCCAGGTGACATATGGGTTACTCAACGCAAGAATAGTCTTGGCGTTGGATCTAAACTTATGTGTACCGATGAAGAGTGTGATGAAAACCCAGGCTTCTATCGGTTCTACTACTTGATTGGCTGTGCCAACATTGGGCCATGGACATTTCTTGACACCAAGACAATGGAAGGGTTTAATCTTTACAAACGTAAAGGAACTATCTACAACAAACCATGAGCTGGCCCGAAACATTTGTATTGTGCACATTCTTTATATGTGGCACATACCTTACTATCCAAATCATTAAAGATGACTAAACAAATTATCTACAAAGAAATTATTGAAATTGATGGTCGTGAATACAAAGTTGCAGAGTTTGATTATTCTGAGTTTGTAAACGATGCCATCAACCAAGATTTTATTACTGATAACAACCTGGATATTATTAAATGGGTTGTTTCTGACATCACTGAAATCTAATTAATTTTAAATCATTAAATAAGTATGACATTCACAATCACTGATCATCAATCCGAACTTATCGAAGATCTTCTCGAACGTTTTAACTTTGAGAAAGTCCAGATCGCAATGACTGCACTTGATTGGAAGTGGGCTAACGTTATGGAAGACGGTAGCTTAACTGTTCCAACTATTGAACGTATGAAGCGTTCATGCAGAAATATTCTTTACCGATCTATTAATGATAAGTCGGTAGGCACTGGTGGATTCGAAGCTTGTTACTATCCACCAGGCGAAGATGATATCGAAGAAGAAACCTTTGCACTTAAATTTGTTGTTACTCAATCTTTTACTAACGGAGATTGGTAATGACAAAGAAATCACCTATTAACTTTGACCGTACTATTGCTGGCTTTAACTTGACTGAACATGGTATTAAATCGTATACCAAATCATTCAAGCTTGGTCCACTCCAACTAACACTTAACGCACGGCAGTCTGGTATCCTTGGATCTATCAGTATCCCAGGCACCGGTCTTAGCCGTCGAAACATAAAGATAATCTAAAGAAACACTGGGCATCACCTACATAAGTACGGTGTGTAAGCCCCAGCATTCACCTCAACCTTGACAACAACTTAACTATGGAAAGCAACCTTAATTTGTTTCAACGCACCAATCTTGCACAGTGTGCAGCCAAACGCGCATATGAAAACTGTGGTGATGAACACAGGTTTCACGGAGAGTTCTGCACAGCACGTGCATGGAACAAATACAAGTGTTACATCTCAACTATTTGTCAGTTTGTAGAACCTAACTAAAGTACATGCATGGGGTCCCCCCTGGACCCCCCTGCAAACCTGTACCACGTAGGCACTATTAGTAACACTAGTAATCTCTACTAACTACATTCATGACAATCCTATCCATTGAAGAAACAATCATCAATCAATCCCATGTCACAGTTACTGCACTTGTTGAAGACATGCTTCTTCTACACAAAGCAACTTACTTCGAACCTGATGAATGGGCTCCAGCACTTTGCATTGCAGATTTCCAATTGGATGAGGACGAACAAATCCCTACTGATGAAGATGGCTTCTGTCAGTATCTTGCTGACAGAGATCTTCAATGGCAACTTGTCGACACATCTGATTGGTATCTAGCATCATGATTGGTTTCTCTATCGAATTCAAACGTTGGTACCTTGTGATCCGTGGTCCCAAAGGTCGTGTGTACAGTGCATTTGGTTTTGCAAACCAGATGCCTGTCTTCACACCAGAAAAGACCATGACCTTGCAAGAGTACATGGATGACTATAACGATGCCATTGTCTTTACTTGTAATGGTGAAGAAATAATGCGCATCTGATCCAACGTCCTGAGCATGACGTTAAACTGCTCAACACTACACACTTACTACGAACTTACTATGCAATTCCGTCTCCCCACTCAACTACAACAAGAGTTGATGGCGTATGACCCAGCTCTTAAAGCACTGGCTAAACAGCAGACAGTAGCTAACAAAACCAAGAAGACTACCCACCCACTGGGTAAACCCAATCAACTTATCCCAACTGAAGTATTGCCAGTATCGTTATATAACGATGCCATTGATAATATTAATTCACAGGCAGCACCTGACCGTTATCAACTGTTCACACGAATCATTGATCGTGTAGTAACACCGTACGCAATCTTGTATCACTTTGAACAAGTGTGGTATGCAGCATGGCTACCACCCAAAGGACAAGAAGATCAGTACGTTTATGGTTACTCATATGCATTCAAGGACAATGCATCTGCATACAAGATGCTTCCTCGTAAGATTCGCGAAAACTTAAGTAAACTATCTGCATATCATGTTGGTCGTGTTCAGTATTTTACATACAACAAACTAGTAACTAAACAAGATATTATTGATGGGCACGATGCTAGAAACTGGAATATTCCTAGTGTTCAAAGCTATTACAAAAAGTCTGGCAACTTGTTTCAACAATTAAAAGGATTTGAAGATCGACTATTTAACACCATTCCTATGTGGTCCGACAGTCGATCAACCTTTGCTCGGCTCCAGGCAATTAGTCCAGCCTGTGTAATTTTTACCAATGATTACCGTTACGGCCAAGAGTGTACAGCATATTGGCAACACAATGACATTACTAAAGCTGTAATTTCATATGACTTGTTGTTTAAACTTATTACTACCTACGCACATAGTAATAGTTATGACGGTGATAGCTATCGAAAGTTAAATAAATTGCTGCACATTATTGCTACTCCATTTTTTAAGAAATGGATTCAAACAAAATGTGATGAAGTTAATGCAAACTTCTATAACCCTAACAATCAATTACTTCAATCTATTCGTGCACCATGGGTTCAAATCCATACACTGTTTAATGCCATTGATCTTGTACGTGAAATTTGGCCTAACTGCCCTATTGATTATTATCAATCCCACATCAATCAACTGTTAAGTTTTAAATCAACACGTCATGGTACGCTTTTAACACAAGCTTGGCTAAACAAACATATGCCTGTAGCTTCTTTCTTTTCTATTCTTGAAAAAGAATATGATAAAGAAATGAATAGCACACGTACTCGTTATAACTACGATGAAGAACTACAACACCCACGTTTTTATTATTCCAACTGGACAGATACTATTTCAATGTTAGATACTGTGCTTGCACACAACGCATGCGCAACAGAACCATTAACTCTTGACGTTCCAAAACGTTGGAGACTTATGGAGTTCCATGATCACATTCAATCTGTTGCATGGAAAGTTAAGAACAAAAACGAATCACTGCCCCAAGACTTGTTCCCTGAACCAGTCAAGCTTGAACTTGGTTCCAGTAAGTGGACATTCTTTCAGCCGGTTGATACACATCAACTAGCTGCTTGGGGACAAGCCGTACGTAATTGCGTTGGCAGTGCCAGTGGTTATGCAGATGGTGTTCGTAAGAAGAAACACTTTATCGTGTTGTGTATGATTGATAACAAACCTCAGTTCACTATCCAACTAGAAGTGAACATGGGTATGATGTCTGTTAAACAGATCGCTGGTATTGGTAATACCAGGCTTACGGATGAAGAACGTGAGCTTTACACAACTGCATTCAGTAAGGCGTTGACTCAACGCGAGTCTGCGCTAGCATCTGCATAGCCCCCACAGGCTGACCCGTCTTATCCTCGACAATAGGGCGGGTCACATCCAATGATTAACTACACAGACGAACAACTACTTGCCATGGCCATGGCAAACATTGGCACTTACATTCATGACAACTCACCTCAGTACATCTTGATTGAAGACCCACGTAACGAAGATGATTACGATACGTGGGATTACGGCTGTGAACCATTACCTCATGACCACACTTGGCAACACACATCAATTGATGTGAGTGTAAGCCCAAGTGATGGGGATGTGGCGTAATCGGTAGCCGCTGCGCACTTAAAATGCGTTGACCATTGGTCGTGTCGGTTCAAGTCCGACCATCCCTACCAATCCATTTGCAATTAAAACTATGCAACCTATTGTTACTTACACTAAGCCACAACAAGTATCTGTATTTAAAACAGATAACTATTTTCACATTTCTGTTACTGATGACAACGGAATTGAACAATCAATTAAGTTGCCAACCAGTACAACTAAAGTAATTAAAACAGTACAACAAACTCCTGTTGTAATTGAACCAGAAGCTGTTAAACCTTCTATTGTTCGTATTGATCGTACAGAAGATGGTCGTCAAATCGAACAACGAATTGAACCAAAAATTGTAAAACTTCCTAGAGAAGAACCTAAAAAATATAAAAAACAAAACCAAAATTCAAAACCATTTACATCTAAACTTACACGATCACAAGTAATGGAAATTAAAACAATGCTTTATGATCCAAAGTTTATGGCTACTTATCCATCTTGTTATCAAGCTTATAAAGAAATCGCTAGTATTTATGGTGTTACTTATATGTGTATTCAGTTTATTCACAAAGGAGTTACCTGGAAAAATGTTTGATTACCTGGGCATCTACATAGTGTAAGTCCCAGGTTTATTAATCCCTTTACTTAATTCACACCATGCTTTCCTACTTCAAACATCTCATCCCTCAGCCCCATGGTTACATGGATGAGGACAAACGTTACAACTTGGGCTTAACCTGGACTGATGTAGATGGTCTTACTGACTGTCATAATCTTGAGTTCAGGTACGTACGCAATTCAGAACGTCTTGCGCTCCAAGGGCAGCCAATGCCTGATGGTAGCTGGCAATACGTAGAAGCCAACGGTACTGTTCATACTATTACTCCTGAACGCGCCAAAGCATTCATGGATAAAACACATGAACACGCTACTATTATGTGCGCAATGCTAGATAAAATGCGTGAAGCTGGCATGATGGATAACATTATTGACACCAGTGCTCAAGCTGCTTAAGCTACTGACGAAACACAACTCAGCCCCCGTGCAAACGGGGGTATTTCTTTTATGCAACCAGAAGAACTGCAACAACTCATTCAACAAATCAATGACAACATTCCTGATCACACATGGGATCTGGTAAAAGATGCAGCTATTGCACAGATTGTAGATCTAATGGATCTCAATACTTTGCTTAAGCTTGCAGAGTTGTCACTGTCTGAGTACTATCACGAACACAAAGATGAGATCATTCAAGATCTTGTTTCATTTGTTGGTATTGACACAACAGTACACACATTAGATTCACTTCAACTTGACAAAGTTCTTGTAACTACCAATGAAATGTCTGAAGTGTGATAGTAAAAACACTCGTGTTACTTGCACTGTTCATTCAGAAACAAACACTAAACGGTATTGCCGATGTCTTGATTGCAATCAAAAGTTTCAAACTATTGAGCGTTACGTCAAGTACCACCGGGGTCCCAAACGTGGTGGTAAACTAGCTGACACACAAGGAATCAAAAATGGTAATGCAGTTTTAACTGAACAAAACATTTTAGATATCCGTAAATTAAAAGCAGAAGGCAAATCAAACTTTGCAATCTCTGTAATTTATGGAATCAACCGTGGTCATGTATCACGAATTGTCAACCACAAAGTCTGGGCTCATGTCTAAACACATCAAGATTATTCGATTCAAAGTTGGTGATCGCGTTGCTGAAAAACCAAAAGACAATTACATTCCAACTATCAGGCCAGAAAAAACAACTGTTGTATTGCGTAATTCAACCCAACGTATTGGTGTTGTAACCAATGTATTTGAAAAGAAAGATGCACGCAAACACACCTACACTTACTACGATGTAGCTTGGGATAACGGCAGGTCATCAACACATGCACAGTTCCGTTTGTGCCACGAACATGAACTAGCTGGTGTGCTCCAGGATTACCGCAATGCTATTGAGTAACTTAATTACACACACAAGAGGAAACAACTAATGACTAACCAACAACACCCCATCACCCCGCCACCGGATCTGGTAGAGCAGTGGCTAAAAGAGTTTTACGGCGCGAAGCTTGAATACGTAGCTGAGGCTTCCATTCATCTTGCCGCCCGCGCTGCCCAATGGGGCGGAGACAAGGAGCTAAAAGCGTGCTGTGAGTGGTTACACGATACTTGTGTTGAAGATCCTGAAGATATAGTTCCAGAACTCCGCGCCGCCCGCCGCCCCAAGCCGCTGAGCTTGAAGGAGCAGGCGCTGGAGACGCTACAGCGGATTCGCAAGGATGGATACCCTTGCAATTTTCAAGAAGACTCTGATTGGGACACCATCCGCCGCGCACTGGAGGCCTTGCTCGATGACTGACCTCTCCCCCGCCGCGCAGGCAATTTTCACTGCTCAGGCCAAACAACGATGCTTGAACGAATGGGATCACGTCAATGATCCTCCGTGCCACCCAAGTGACAACGACTGGAACGGATGTTATCAATGCGTTGATCGCCGTGGACTTGCTGCCGCCTTGCGAGCTGTTGTACAAGAACTTAAGTATTTTGGTATCACTGAGAAAAACATTCTCGCCATCGCCGCCGAGCTTGAAACCCAGTAACCAACATCCCTTCTATGTCTGCTCAACCACGGATCTTTACAGTTGACGAACTTGATGAGTTTTGCCTTTGGTGGTGGGGCTCAGACAATGACGAGCGTACAGTCACTGATGTAATCGAAAGCGGAAGCATGACTGCGTTTGCTGAAGCTTGTATTGCCCGCTGGGGTAAGTAGTCCGATCAACTTATGAAACTATCTTGTCTCATGTAACTATGACTGATCACAAACAACTGATAACTGAAATCAAAGTCATTCAAGATCTTGAAGCCATGTTAGATCAAGCTATACAAGCTGCCGAGACTCTCCATGATTGCTGGATTGAACGTACTGGCCTCAAGATCGAAGATGACCCCTATGTAGAAGATGCTTGTTCCACAATTCTTTCTATCCGCGCTGAGCGTTTAGCTAATTAGTTTGATTAACTTATGAAACTATCTTGTCCTAAGTGCCAAGCAAAAGCACGTGTTCGATCTGCGGAACACACACCAACTGAAATACATCGTTGGTTTACTTGTACTAACTGTAAATTTAAATTTAGAACTGTTGAAAGATATTATCTTGTTAAACCAATTTTGATTAACAAACCTAAGTTAACCACACAAAAATTACAAGGTAGTAGTAATCATGCTGCTGTATTACAAGAACAAGATGTTGTTCGATTAAGAACAATGGCTAAACAAGGAACTACATCTAAAGAGCTTGCTAAAGTATTCGGTATGTCTCAATCACATGTAAATCGCATACTTAGATATCAAGCTTGGAAACATGTGTAATTAAACAACACACTCTTTATTGTTCTTGAGATCAGCAACAGATTTGTTTTGTTCTTTGACCCAGCGGTTAAGCTGTTCTTTTTTAACAGCAAAGTAAATTAATTTTGCAGGGCTCATGGATCTGTAGTAATTACTACAAAATTGTATTTGATTTTTTGTTATGCGGTAGTTTGCTGCGTAACAAAACTTAGTTGACTTGTCCTAGGCATGACATTAAACTGCTCATTCACTCAACTCAACACAACTATGAATTTGCTTAACTTTTCTACGGGTAATGCCAAGCTTGGCAAACGGTTAATCTTTAGTTTGCCAGCAGGTTATTCTTGTCCGCATGCTGGTGTGTGCAAAACAATGGCTGATCGCACCACAGGAAAGATTACTGATCTGCCACAAGAGAACGGGCCAAGCTGGCAAGACTATCGTTGCTTTGCTGCAATGGCAGAAACCAGACCAGGCGTACGTGAATCACGCTGGAGCAACTGGGATCGAATCAAAGAAGTAATGTATTCTGTTGATCGACCAGAAGAAAAACTTGTACTGTTAACTCAACTTATTCATGACTCTGTTCAAGCTGCACAACCTGTACGTGAACCTTGCGATCTTGTACGTGTGCACGAGAGTGGTGATTTTTATACTGAGTTGTATTTCCGTGCATGGCTCCAAGTTGCTAGGCAAAATCCTGATCTTAAGTTTTATGCCTACACAAAATCTTTGGGTATGTGGTATGAGTCACGTCATGTAATTCCAGATAACTTTTATTTGACTGCATCAGTTGGCGGTACGCTTGACTATCTGTTGCCTAAGTATCCAGAAGTTTTTTATCGTGTTGCTTATGTTGTTTACACAGAAAAACAAGCTGAGCAAATGGGACTTGAAATTGATCATGATGATAGTCATTGCTTTGGCCCCAGCTCTTTTGCTTTGCTTGTACACAATGTTCAACGTGCTGGCTCCGAAGCATCCAAAGCATTGGCTGCTCGACGTAAGAACGGCCAATGGACTGGTTACAAAAAATAAAATATTCATTGGCTGACATAGTTGCATTCCAGAAGAAGGACAGTATTATTTAACTGTTCTTTCTTCTGGAACTTTTTGTGTCTTACGTTATTGCAACATGTAAAGATGGTGTTAACTATTGCGTTCGAGCAGATCTAAACAAGAACAAGTTCGTCTTGATTCCTGTAGAATCTGATTCGGATCTGTCAAAAGTATTTTGCCATCCGTATCGCGTTGGTGCAGCACAGATCTTGCAATGGATTCTTGAACATGACTCAGATCTCGCCAGTCAAAACCTTGAAGTTTCCGCTGAAGGCAAGTTCAGAGACTGAAAACTGGTATGTGTTCGATCTAGAAACTGATAATTTTTATGACAAGGTCACTAAGATTCATTGCTTGGTACTGTATGATGTCCAGCGAAAACAAACTTTTACTTATGGGCCTGATGATATTGCTAGTGGTATCGAGCATTTGGCTCGGGCTCATGTGCTCATTGGCCATAACATCTTGTTCTTTGATATCCCTGTAATTCGTAAGCTCTATCCGTTTTATACGTTTAAAGCTGCACGAGTTATTGACACACTCATTTGTACTCGACTCATCTGGCCCAAAGAAAAACTTTATGAACTTGACGAAGAACAATATACGGAGGTTCCAAAGGGCCTCCGTGGTTCAGCCTCACTTAAAGCGTGGGGTTATCGGTTGGCTGATTACAAGATTGACTTCAAAGACTTTTCAGAATACTCGGAAGCAATGGCCGAGTATTGCAAGCAAGACGTTGCAGTTACCACAAAACTATTTGAAAAAGTCCAAGATCAAAACTATTCAGAGCCAGCACTTAAGCTTGAGCATGACTTTGCTGGATGTATTGAAGCACAAGTGCGAACAGGTTTTCCTTTTGATGTGGATGCAGCTCTTGATTTGGTGGATAATCTCAGAACAAAAGAAACAGAACTACAAACACACTTAAAAAAAATCTTTCCACCCATTGAACACAAAGAAGTATTTGTACCAAAAGTTAATAACAAAACACGTGGTTATGTAAAAGGAGTTCCATTTGAAAAAGTTCGACTGGAAGAATTTAATCCTGGATCCAGACAACAAATTGTCAGTCGGCTCCAGCAAAAGTATGGATGGCAACCAAGTAAGTCAACTGAAAAAGGAAACCCTGTCCTTGATGATGACGTACTTGAACAATTACCTTACCCAGAAGCCAAACCGTTAGCTGAATACATGTTGATTGAGAAACGTCTTGGTCAAATTGCTGATGGTAAAAATGCTTGGCTTAAGTTAGTTAATAATGATACTGGTTGTGTTCATGGAGATGTTGTAACAAACGGATGTATTACTGGACGTTGCAGTCATCGCAACCCCAACATGGCTCAAGTACCAGCAGCATACTCACCTTATGGTAAAGAATGTAGATCTTTGTTTCATGCACCAGATGGTTGGGAGTTGATTGGTGTAGATGCCAAAGCTCTTGAACTTAGATGCCTTGCTGGTTATCTTGCATACTGGGATGATGGTGAGTATGCACGTGTTGTAACAGATGAATCAATTGATATTCACGTCTACAATCAAGAGCGTTTTGGTGTAGTTACCAGGGATATAAGCAAACGGCTTCTTTACGCTGTAGCTTATGGAGCTGGTGCACTAAAAGCTGGAACTGTTATTGATCCGAATGAAAAGAATGAAATAGTTCTGCGCAAACTAGGTAGTACTGCAATTAATTCATTCATGGATGGTGTGCCAGCATTACGTAAACTTAAAGAACATCTTGCAAAAACACTACAAGAAAACAATTGGTTGCGTGGTTTAGATAAACGTATTCTTTATTGCAGATC